CGACGGTGTAGAGCGGCGTCCGGCTGATGTAGCGATACTGAGCCAGCGGCAGCACCAGCGTGTCGGGGCTGAGCACGCCCTTGGTGGTGCTGATCACCGCGTCCTCCATGGCGAGCAGGTCGGCGAGGACTTCGGACGCCGTCTTGTCGCCACCGGCCCATGCGGCCGAAGTGCCTGTGGCCGGCGGGGCCGCGTTGATTTGCGGTACGTTGGTATTGTTGAGCAGGCCGGTGACGCCCGTTTCTTTGATGCCGAGGGCGGCGATCTCTTCGATCTTCTGCTCGAAGCCCGTGCGCACCGCGTCGGCCTTGCGGGCCCGGAGCGGCACACCGGCGCGAGCCGTGCGGAGGAGATCCAGCCAGCTCCACTCATACCCGAGCGCGATGCTCTCGATGGTGTGGGTGTACTTCCTGGCGAACGTCGCGACCTTCGGAATGTCATCGGCGTAGTTCGCGACGATCTTGGCCATGCCGGCGCGATCCCAAACCGAGTACGCCCAGGACTCGGCGCCCGGGTCGATCTCGCTCGTGACGGGCACGAGCCTGCGCGCCTTGAACTCGGGGCGCTGCACGTCAACAGAGCGCGCGCGCATCTGCTCGAGCTGGTTTTGCAGGATCATGGTCTCGTTGGCGTCGAGACGATCGGCGCCGTAGAGCTCGGCGCGATGCACGATCATCGCGTTGTAAATGCGGTCGACTTCGGCGGCGTCGAGGCGCTCGCTCGAAAGCCGGCTGAGCTCGCCCGCGATCTGGTCTCGGCTGAGGGGCGACAGTGTTTGGTTTTGCACGAGCATGGTGGTCTCCTTCGCGCCTAGAACAGGTCGATCTCGACCAGGACGAGCTCGCCGGCGGCGGCGTCGGTGAGGAAGATCGCTTGCGGGACTTGCGCGGCAGAGGCCGTGTCCACGTCTCCACGAAAGCTGCCTAGCTCCGTACCGCCCGCGCCGGCGGCGAACCGCACGAACGGGTGAGTCCAGCGAGCGACGGCGCTTTCTGCCAGAACCCAGAGCCGGCCTCGCCGGATGACGCCGAGCGGGCGCAACGCCGGAAAGTCACTGCCGCCTTCGCGGGTGGCGTCGAGAAACGTGATGCCCATCGCACCGGGCTTGATGACGTCCCCGGCGGCGGCAGGCAGCTTGGCTGCGTTGCGAACCTTGCCGGCGGTCTTGTCGGCGGTGAGAAGCTTGCCAACTTTGACCGCGGTCTGTGGGATCACGGTGTCGGTGTATTTGGTGAAGTCCTCGGTGACTAATCCGAGAACCGCCACCGGCTGCGTGTAATCGTAGGAGAGTTGCATTAGTGCCGGTCCTTGCTCGTCGCGAGCGGCTTCATCCACTCGGGCACATAGGCAGCGGCAGCATCCTGCCGTGCGGTGACGTGTTGAGTGCTGGGGGCTGACTGCGTGGTGGCTGACCGTGAGCGGTCTAGCGACGTGCTCCGCCCGACCGGTTGCGCGGGCGCGCTCTCTACCACCTGATCGAAGCGCGCTGCCACGTACTCGTCGCTCCTGCTCGCGAGGTCGAGCTTGGCGTCGAGCTTCTTGAGCACGGCCTCGTGCACCTGGCGCGGGGTTTGCCCATCGAACTTGTGCTCGACGGGCAGCACCTTGCGCGCTTGCTCGATCAGCGCGGCCCGTGCGGACACCGCAGCGTCCAGCCGCGTCGGATCTTCGGCCGCCGTGAGCTTCTTTTTGAGCTCGTCGTGCTCTTTGGTGAGCGCATCGAGGCGGCCCTGCGCGGCGTCGCGCTCTTTGGTGCGCTCGAGCAGCGAAGCATCCCGCTTGCTGATCGCCAGCTCGACGACCTGCGCCCATTGCTTGGACATCTGGACGTCGAGCCCATCGACTCGAATCGTTGACTGCGGCTCCGTGCTCATAGTGGTCATAGTCGAGACACCTCCCGGCGGGTCACTCAGCCCGTCGTCCCGCCGCTCGGGCGGTGCACCGAAAGCGCACGCGGTCATCGCGTCGCCCGAATCAAGACGCAGTGCGACTTCGCTGCCGGCGCGGCCCCAGTTGCGCGGCCCGAGCGCGGCGTGGTTGTAGACGATGTCGCGTTGCACGGCGTCGTAGTGCTCGCCGTTCCATTGGCCCGGTGTCGGGTCAACGGCGCACGCATAGCCGCAGCTGATCTCGCGTCGATCGCCGCGCTCGACAAGCGCTATCGTCTGCTCGTCCTCGACGGTGACGCTCGCCGCGACGCGGTGGCCGTCCTGCCGCACCGCCTCGCCGACGTGCCCCACCCGCAGCGAGCGGACGTTCTTGGGGCTGACCATCTCCTTGGGGTGCAGATCGGTGAGCGGCGCCGCCGACAATGAAGCAAGCGAGTCGGGCCGGAACACTTCGTCCGGGTGCCGCAGCTCGCGGACGGTGGTCCCGTCGGCGCGCCGGTACTCAAGGACGCCGGCCCGGGTGAGGAAAGCGGGCACACGCAAAAACCCTTGTGGGGTCCGCACGGGCCTGCCGATCTCAGCTACGTCGTACCGATTGACGCGCACCCGGCCGCTGGTATGCGGGGCTTTTCAGGGTGTCAAGCCTAGTCGCGTCACACGGCCCGCCGCCTTCCGAGCGGCCGATAAACCCGAGTTCTGGAAACTCGGGTTTATTTGGGTCCGGTGAACGTGGGTGATCAACGACACCCAAGTAGTTTGCGTGTCGATCGAGCGTAGTCGCTTGACATCGGCGCGCACCATTGGGCACGGCTACGTCTAGTCAATAGCCAAGCGGTTAACTTTGCAAAGTTAACCGCCACCGCATTGAATCGAGGCAGGACGCGCGGCTACTTTGCGGTCCATGACAACGCCATGGGTCCTCGATGCAGGCACACTTCGCGAGCTCGCCGTTGAGTCGAGCTCGGATCCAAGAACAGTCGCTCGCGTGATCCGTGGTGAAGAGGTCCGCGGATTAGCTCGCAAGCGCATCCGAGCGGTGCTCGCGCGCCGCGGTATCCCAGTTCGGGCGAGCCCCGTCACCCGGAGCTCGTCACCGCCCGGCGCTTCTTGCGGCGCTGGGCGGGGACAGGGGGCGGCACGAGCGATGGCCGGCGTGGTGGCGTGCTTGGCGGGGGCGGGGGATCGGTCGTGCCGGTGAGTAGCCCTGCCTCGCGGAGCGCGGCGTCGACGTCCGGGATCGCTTGGCACCGGCAGTTGATCGGCTGGCCAGGGTGCGCGGGCACGCCGTCCACGGTGGGCGGGTGGTCCCAGCGCTGCGAGCTGCCCTCCATGACGCGGTGGCTCTTGCGCACGCGCTGGTCTTTGACCGTGGACCAGGTGTACTGCTCGATGCCCACCTGCTGCTGCCGGATGCGGGTGAGCTCGGCATTGAGCGAGCTGACCTGGTCGCTCGCGATCAGCGCGGCGCGGCGCTTGGTGGCACCGAACTTTTCGGCGATCTCCTCGGCGATCTCCTCGTACCGGAGCCCGGCCCGCGCGCCGCGCAGAACGATGCCTTTGAGATCCTCCAGCTCGTCAGTCAGCAGGGACTTCACCAGCCGGACGTTGTCCTCTACGAATGCCTCGATGTGCTCGGCAAGGACTGTCGGATCGGCGTGCACGTCGATGTTGACGACCGCGCGCACCTGCCGGTCGAGCTCTCTGCGGCTGTGCTCGGCGACGCGCAGGGCATTGGCCTCGGCCAGCAGCGCGATGCTGCGCTCGGGGATCTCGCGCTCGAGGTCGTCGCGAATGCGCTTGATCTCCTCGGCGGTGCGGCTCCCGGTGGCGTCAATGCGCATCTGCATGGCGTCAGGCCGGCGCGCGTTGTGCTCGGCGATGATGGGGCGCAACGCCGGCAGAAGATCGCGCCGCACGCGGGCATGCATCGCGTCGACCATTCGCAAGATCCCGTGCAGGTACGCAACGCGCGGCGCCGACGCCGGCCGTGCTTTGGGCACCACGGGACGCTTGCGGCGCTGCTTGGGCCCGCGACCCATTAGTGCCAGTTGCCGCGCTCCGTACTCGAGCGCGCGCATTACTTGTCCTGCGGCGGCTGGGGGTCAGTCGCGGGCACCGGGTCAGTCGCTGGCGCACCCGATGCAGGCGGTGGCGGTAACTGGGGCGGCGTAGGCTTGGCCGCTGGGGTGAAGCCAGCGCCCGTCTCGCCCATCAGCTTCTCGGCCTCGGCAGCACTCATCTGAAATGCGAGCGTGAGCATCTGAACGCCCGTCGCGCGGGGGATCTGGCCTGAAGCAACCGCCGTAACGATCTCGAGCATCGAGGTCACCTGCGCGCCGTTGAGCGCGGTGTCCTGCACGCTCGGGTCGGTGGGACTGGCGCCGGCAGGAGCTGCCGGGTCTAGCCTGGTGCCCTCCGGATCAGTGCCCTCCGGATCAGCGGCGCGCTCCCTGTCGATCTCGAGCGCTTGCCTACGCGCCTCGACGTCAAGAGTGGAGAAATCGCCCGACTGCGCAAGGGCCAACGCGCCTTCCTCGGGGAAGATCACCTGCGAGTTGACGAGGACGGCGATGGTCTCGCCATTGAGCTTGCGCGTCTCGGCTTGCTCCTTGGCGGTGGGCTGCCAAAGGGGATTGAAGACGAGCCGCCAATTCTCCGGCTCTTGGCCGTGCGTCGGCCCGTTCTTGGCGAGCATGAAGACCCGCACCACACGCTCCAGGCGCGGCCGCAACACGTCATTTTGCGCGTCCTCGACCACGTCATACCAGCCACGGGTGTCGCTCTCTCCGGTGGCGTTCATCCCGGCAGCCGAGCGGCCGTAGAGCAGCGCCACCGGCATCTCCGCGGCCGCAGCATCTCGCATCATGAATCGGTCGAGCATCTCGGGCAGTCCGGTAAAGCTCGTGGCCACGCGGGTAAACTCTTCGTGCTCTGCGTCCACAAGAATGGCCCGGCAAACCGAGCGGGCCATGTCCATCATCTCCATGCGCGTCCGGAGCTGGGACTCGCCGCCGGTAGCGATGATGTCGACCAGGTGGTCGATCTTCAGCACGGCCTGGCTCGCGTCAGTCATGAGGTGCGCGGCGGACTGCCAACTGCTGGCGCTTTGCTTGAGGCGATCGTGCACGCGCTGCAGCACCGAGTTGTCCCAGTCGTCGGTGCTCTGCGTCCCGCTGCGCGACGTGAGGGCGCCGGGAAACACCACCAGGCGCGACTCATGGATGAGCACCTCGCCAGCGCCCCTGCCATCGACGCCCCTGCCGTCGGCGCGGCGCACGGCGTACAGCTCTGGCTCTCCGAACTTGGCGCCGTGGACATCGTCGTAGCGCTTGCGGACCTGGAGCTGCGGCCGAGTCAGCACATTGAGAAACCGCACCTCTGCGATCCGGTCCTCGGCCAACGCCTCCTCGGGCGGCAAGCCGTCGTCGGCGCCTAGATACACCGCGCCCGCGCCGTAGAGCCGTGCCCAGATCCAGCTTTCGCGCAGCGTGGGCAGCACGGCCATGTCCATGAGCTGGGCATCCAACGCGCGCATGGCGGCGGCGCTCTCATCGTCGCCGTCGCCCTCAAACTCCAGGGTAAAGCCGCGGCGCGTGGCGTCGCGCGGGAGCTTGTCGATGATCTTGGCGGCAATGTCATCGGTGTCGTAGAGCGCCTCGAGCGCGCCGTCGGTGAGGCGCATGCCGGGCAGGATTTGCGTGTAGCTGAGCTTGTCGCGTAACCCGCCAAGACCCGTCAGCGCGTTGACCCAGCTGTCGATGCGGTGCACCACCTGCCGCGCGGCGCTCATGACAGGAGCTCCACCTTGATCGCGTCCATGGCGGTCTGGTATGCGAGGACGCTCGGTTTGTGAAGAGCCAGAAACGCCCGCGAGCAGGCGTCCACAATGTCGTCGTGGGCGCCGTCGGGAAACCCTTCGAGCTCAGCAAAGAACGCTTCGTTCCAGGGGCCGGCCACCACGTCTACGTTACCGGCCTCGACCTGGGTGGAGAACGGCCCCGCATAGGTCACCTTGTCCTGGCGCGCCACCACGGACTCCACCCGGTAGCCGGCGAGGATGCTCTTGGTGTGGGCCACGTCCAGGACGCCCGCCGCACCCGGGTCCTGCCAGATGCAGATCTTGACGAGCGCGCCGTCCTGGGCAGCGATATTCTGCATGGCGCGGTCGACCTGGTGGGGTGAGCCGCGCAGCGATTCCATGTGCAGCAGCACAAAGCGCCCCGTGCGCGTCACCCCCATCTTGACCCCGCGCGTCCAGTCCGGGTCCGGGCGCTCGGGCGTCACCTGGCTAGCAGCCTTGTCCCACGCGCGGACGATGGCGACGAGGTCGGTGGGCGCTACCTCCACGAGCTGAAACCACCCGCGCCGAAAGTACAGCCCGGCGGCGGGCCGGATGAGCCAGTTGCCTCCTTTGCCGTGGCCAAGCAGCCGTTCGCGCTCGACCCTGGGCAACGCCATGAGGCGCGCGCGGTAGCCCGGGTCCTTGTCGAGCATGATCTTGTTGTCGGCGAGGTAGCCCAGAATGAAGGTAAAGCTGATGGGCGGGTGTGTCAGATGCGGATAGCGCGTGAGCAGGTCCTCGGCGGAGTCGCCCCATACCAGCTCGTCGTCCACTCGGTAGAAGTACCGGATCACCCCCGACCGCTCGGGCCGGATGAACTCGCCGCGCTCGTCGAGGTACCACTCGATCATCTTCTTGACCCAGGTGTCCGCGGTGGGGTTCATCGTCGCACGCACGTAGGGCGCAACCCCGCTGGTGCTGCGATTGCGGCTGAAGAGATACCAGAACTGGCTCTCGAGGAAGTGCGGCAGCTCGTCAAAGTTGATGAGCCCGTAGCCCTTGCCCTGATGCTTGAGCTTGTCGGCGTCGTACTGCAGGTGATCGAGCTGCACCGTGCAACCGCTCGGGAACGTCGCCGAGGGGTTGGGGGTTTCGCGCAGTACGGCCCCAAGCGCCGGGTACCACTCCTGCATCAGCTCCCACAGGGACTGGGGCCCTCTGAGCTGGTTGCTCGTGCGACGAAAGCAGATCGCGGCAAACCCCTTGACGTCATGGTTGCGGAGGCACTCGAGCGCAAGCCCGCTGGTTTTGCCCGAGCCCGCCTCGCCGCCGTAGAACACCATGTCCGCGGTGCTCGACAAGAATCGCTCTTGCGATCCGTCCTGGGGGCGGATCTCGAGCGGCGGGCTATGTTCCGGGACGTCGGCCATTGTCAGGGAGGTAGAACCGCACCTCGGCCTTGCCGTCGACGCGCACGTCGTGGCGCTCGATGAACATGCCGAGGTGCCTGCCGAGCGCGAGCAGCGCGTCGGTCTTGTTGTGAAGCTTGAGCGACACCGACTTGCCCGTGGCGGTGCTCGCCATTCGGACCTCGGCGATCGCCGCAAGCTGGTCGGGCGTGCGCTCAGCGGACTCCTTCATGTCCACGCCGCCCGGGCCAAAGCTGAGAAAGTCGGTGATGTTAGCCCGCGCGATTTTGCAGTACTCGCGCACCACGTCTTCGGCGCGCATCTCGAGGCGCCCGGCGAGCGCAGCCATCTGCCTGCTCAGCTCCTTCTTGACGCTCGGGTTACGGAGTATCCGGTACGCGCTCTCCTTGGCGGTCTTGACGCTGTAGCCAGCGCGCACAGCGGCGGCGGTGCCGTTCATGTCAACGAGGTACTCGAGCACGAACCGCTTGCGCTTCGCGTTTAGCGGTTGTTTTCTTCCGGCCATACCGCCCCCTCCGCCTTGAATCCCAGCGCGTCGATGTCGCGCAGTCGGCAACGGTTGCAGCACCGTGGCTTGTGCTGCTCCCACGTGGAGAGCTTCAGGGTGCGACGCCGGCCGCAGGTGCATTGAATCTGCACGTACCGCTCCTTGCGACCGTCGGGCCGCCGTCGGTAACTCCTGCCGAGTTCGACAAAGAGCGGCACCGCGCGCGAGGTGGGCCGCTGCGCTGGCCTGGCCCACGCCATGATGCAAGCGCGGCAGAGGCCGGCGTAGCGGCGCAGCGGTGCGAGATGCGCGCCGCAGAGCCGGCATACCGTGGGCTGCGCTGGCACCGGCTCGATCGCCAATCCGCTCAGCGAGGCTTCGTCGCTGTGGTGCATACATCCTCCTTGTCCGCGGCGCGCGTGGCCGTCTCGTCGGGTGCGGGCAAGGCGCGGCGTCCCTCGGCCTCGACGCACCCGAGGCGCAGGCCGCCTTGCTCGTTGGCGGCGTGCACCCTGCCTGGGCGTTGCGGGTCGAGGCTGTGTAGAACGCGCTTCATACCGCGAGCTCCATCTGCACCGCAGCCGCCCTCGATCGCCGCGCCCTCACCGGTGCCGTGAGCCACCGCGCAAACCGCCCATGCCCGAGCGCCCCGAGCGCCGCCACCGACTCAGCCCGCACCAGCTCGAGCGGGCGCTGGTGCCACGCCTCAGTACCCGCGCGCAGCCGTCGCACGCCGTAGCGCACCAGGTCGCGGCGCAGGCGCAGCAGCACGGCCGCGTTCGTCGCCGGCGATTGATGCTCGTGCCGCTCCACGAGCTCGGCCCAGCGCTCGTCGACAGTGGGCTCGGGCAGCACGACAGGCCACGGCCGCTCCCACAGTTGCCGCTCGAGTTCGACGTGCTGGGCGGCGAGCTCGACGCGCTCGGCCTCGGTGGGTTCGGGCGGCTTGGGGCGAACCCAGCCGGGCTTCTTGAACGGATACGGCACACCCTCGAAGCGCAAGCCGCAGGCGGCGAGGAAAGCATGGAGCTGGCGGTCGGCGTGCTTCACGAGGCCGCCCTTGCCGGACGCCTTCGCGCCTTGCGAGCCGGCGCCAGCTGGTCACGGTCCCGCGGGTTAACGGGCGGCATGTTCGCGAACCGCGGCGGGATCTCGACGAGCGCCTTGGTGATCAGCACCGCCACCGGGTTCTTGTCCGAACCGAACGCGCGTAGCCCCAGGCGCCGCGCTTCAAGCACCAGCGAGCCACCGCCGCAGAACGGATCGCAGAACGCGGCCACGTGATCGCCGAGGTACGCGTCGACCTCTTCGGGTGTGGGCGCCGTGCCCAATGGCGGGCCACCGTGACTGCGCTCCCAGCTCCGCGCGATCTCGAGTCGCGCGGAGCTGATCACGGCCATGTCGGTCGAGGCTTCCCAAGGCACCAGGCGCTCGATCAGGTTGAGCAGGCGCTGGCGTTCGCGGTCGGCCTCGCCTTCGTCGTCGATGTAGCTCGATGGGTCGTCGACGTACTGGGCGAAGATCACGGCGCGGCAAGCTGCTAGCGGACGACGCGCCCACCACAGATGCAGCGTCGACGGGTGCCCATGCCGAATGGACTTCTCGCGCGCAGCCTCGCGGTTGATCGCCTCGAGTGGCATGGCGACTTCGATCAGCTTTCGGAGCGGCAGCGTCATTCGGCAGCCTCCGCACATTCCCGCTCGGCCGTCTTCTTGGCCCGGCTCCGGGCGACTGCTGCCCAGCGAGCCGCAGAGCGCAGCTTGGACGCGCACGAGTTGCAGCGCGAGCTCACGCCCTGCCGCAAGCTCGCAATCTTGACCTCGGCCTCGCGACCACACGCGCAACGGCAGAGCGCGTACCGAGCCTTGCCGCGCGCGGCGACCTCCCGCAGCACCGCCCAACTACCGTAGGCACTGGCGAGCTCAGCTCGCAACGGTGACGGCCTCCACGCGCGTGGGCGCTTGGGCTCAGTCGGCGCCAGGGCCTTCTTGAGCGCGTAGCGCTCGCGGTTATACGCGCTCTGCTTCTGGCGCCACTCCGAATCCTGGCTTGCCTTGGCTCGCCAAGCGCGCAGGTCACCGTTCTTTTTCGCGCGCTTCCCCGGATCGGCCATGGTGGCCTCATACTGGCGCTTGCGCATGCCCGAACGCTTGGAGTAGTCGCGGTGGTACGCCAGCTTCTGCGCGTACTTCTCCGGGTCGGCTCGGATGCGCGCGTACCTGCGCTTGGACTGGCGCAGGAGCCGCTCGCGGTACGCAGGGTCCACGCGGTAGCGGCGGTGGTAATACGCGTTGTTAGCGCAGCGCTGAGAGCAGAACGGCCTGATGATGCGATAGATCGGCGTGAACACCGCACCACACCGCTTGCACGGCCGAGCGACTCGTCGAGCGCGCCTGTCGCGGTGATCTTCTTCGCGCAGCCGCCTGAGATAGGACCACGCTGCGTTCTCGACGCGCGGCCAGATATGCGCGTTCCCGGTGAGTCCCGCGAACTCCGCCTCGACCTGCCGCGCAAGCGCCGTCTTGCGCTCGGCACGATAGTTGTAGAGCACCACGCTCGAGCGACGGCTGTACACCATGCAGTCGTCGCGCCACGACCACTCGTGGGTGAGGAGCTCGTCGCGATCGGAATCGCGCGTGTCCGGCCGAGCGGCTGGCGCCGTGACGGTTTGTGGTATCCCGCGGAACCCGACCTTCATTCGCATGCGCTCGTGCCCTCCTCTGCTGGTGTGTTCACGAAGTGCGGCGTCATGAAGTCGAGCACGCGCTCGACCCGCTCCCGATCCACCCTCCCCAAGGTGGCCGGCTCGTAGTCTCGCTCGTAGATGCTGCGGATGGCGTCGAGAGCTTCACTGGCTGCCCGCTCGATGCCGCGTCTGAACATGGCCTGGATTGCCCGTAGATCCGCCGTCGTGCCGATCGTTGGGTAGTAGCCGCTACACACTCGGGCGAGCGTCGCCGCGGTATTCAGCTTCTCGAAGTCGTCGGGTGGCGCCTCGGCGAGCGGCCACGCGGGACTCGTCGTCCATGCGTAGGCCCACCGATACCTGCCAACCTCGAACAAGTCAGCGTCGAGCCGAGTCACCGGCACGGTATTGAGCTCGCGGCGCTGCCCCACCTGCAACTTGCCGAGCTCAGCCACCCAGTGCTCGACATTCCTGGGCGCCGGCGACGTAGCGTGGCCCTTGAGTCGCCACGGCCGGCGCAGTGCACGCTGCGCACTGTCAAACGTTCGGTAGCTCTCCTGGTCGAGGCCTCGGGCGCCGAGCCGGAGCACCTCACGCACGAAGTCGCGCAGCTCCGACTCGTCGCTTCCGCGCGCGTCAAAGCCCATGAGCGCCCCCGCTGAGCGGATCGTCGTCCTCGCCCGCGCCCGCGAGCTCGTCGATCAGCACCCCGCCAAGCGCCCAGCGCACGGTGCCGATCGCGAGCTCGAGCAGCAACCCCACCACCGCGAGCATGCTCACGCCGCTCAGCACCGCGAAGCCGAGCGCGAACTCCAGGGCTGGGTGAGCGGCGCCCACCTATCTCACCAACACCGCCGCGACGCCGGCCGCAGCCAAGACCAGCAGCACTGTGCCGATGATCGCAAACACCCACCCCGCTACGATGCGCGCATTCGATGGCGAGACTGCAGCGGCGATCCATGCCGCGGTCGCCAGTCCGAGCCCGATCCAGATGCCTATGCTTGCGTTCATGAGTTCTCTCTCCCTACGCCCACTCGGGCAGTTGCAGTTCAAACGTTTGGCCCTCGAAGCTCCGCGCCAGACTCGCGCAGCTAGGCCCACAGACATTGCGAAGTTGTGCCCCCCACATTCGGTCGCGCCGAGGGACGCTCGGCTGCGGCACGGGAAGCCCGCACCCCACGCACAAATGCGGCCGGTAGCTGCGCCGGCTCGGCTTGGGCACGATCACCGCGAGCTGCACGTGCAGGGCGCGAACGCCCCGTGCGTGCTCTGCGCCAATCGGGCAGACGCTACAGCAACACCCCGCGACGCCGTTGGTAGAGGCCGCTCGGCTGGCGTAACGGACGTGGCGCGCAGCACAGTCGCCGCGGCTGATGGTGCTGTGCAACTTGGGGCACACGAAGCTCTCGTCGCGCTCGGCGGGCGTCATGGCGGCGCCTCGAGGGCATGCGTCAGCAGCGCGACCACCACGCAAAACAGCAGCAGCATGGCCGCCATCAGCAAGGCCACGATCACCATGCGACGCCGAACCTGGCGCTCTACACGCGCTCGCTGCTCGCTGCGCAGCTTGTAGAGCTGTGCGCTGATCGAGCTCTGTATCCCGCTCTCTTTATCGTCGCTCATGAGCGCAGCTCCCCGGTCTGATTCAAGGGGATCGCACAGCCCGGCCGCAGATCTCCTGCGGCACCACACCCCGGGGCGCTGCGCTCGGTTGCGGCTCTGGGAGTCGAACCCAGTCGCGTAGGCTCGATGAAACCTCGCCCACCGTCCCGGTGAAGCCGCATAACGCCCCGCGCGGCGCCACTGCCGCATGCCGCGCGGGGTCGCAGAGTCAGCGCTCCGAACTCGGCCGCTCGAGCGCGGCTTTCTCTTGCTCGTCGGGATCGGGGTCGGGCACTGGCGACTCGGGCTCGGGCTCGGGCTCGGGCACTGGTGACGGTTCGGACGACTCGGGATCGGGGGTCATGGCTGGGTTCCTTTCGCGGGGCGGGCATTACGTCCGCCGTGATGAGTGCCGGCTCTATCGCTGGCCGGCCCGCGCTACGTGACGAGGCGCTACTGCGATCGCCCGCCACAGAGCTTGTGAGGTAGCGGTTCATGCTGACACCGCACGCTTTGCCTGCCACTGCCGGAACGGCCCGAACTCGCCGCGCTTGGAGCAGCTGCGCAGCCAATCGAGCAGCTCCGGTCCAATCTGCTCAAGAGCCTGCTCGATGTGCCCGGCGTCCGGATCGGCTACAGCGAAGCGCGACACGTCGTCCGCGATCATGACTGCGTCCTCAAAGCGCATGGTGCCGATGAGTCCATGCCCACTTGGGACGTGGTCGACGATGAACCGCGCTACGACCCTGAACGTGTCCCGTCCGTCGCACAGCAGCTCGCCTGGTTGCAGTTGGCGCACGGCGAAGCGCCCGATCTGCAGCCCAACAGTCGGCTGCCACTCGGTCACGCCAAGCTCGCTGTACGTGACCACGCGATACGCGCAGGTGTCGATCATGGCGGATTCTCCGTCTCCGCACCGCTTGGCGCCTGCAGCAGCACTGCGTCCGGGGCCTCGCCCACCAGGCACACGACGATCGCCTGGCCATGACGCTGCGCCAGGCCATGGAGCTCGGCGACAGCACGCACCACCTTGGGCCAGTCGACGGGCGGCGGCGGGGCGTGCCCGCACGAGCTCGTGAGTGCGAGGGTCAGCAGCAGCGCGGTGGTGCAGCGGGTCATTCAAACCCCAGCAGTTGCAGAATGTCGGCCAAGAACAGCGTCTCGTTCGGGCTCAGAAGGACGCCCGTACTAGCGAGCAGCTCAGTGCTCTTGAGCAGCGAGGTGACGTCGACGTGGTGACGCCGTGCGATTGCCCGCGGGTCGGTGAGCAGGCTTTCACCGTCGTCTTCGGGCGGTGGCTTCGGTCGCGGCAGCTTCTCCACGTACGCGAGCAACGCGATTATCGCGTCGATGAGCCTGTCCTCGGTCGGCGAGTGCCCTGGCTCGGCCGCTGCGCCATTCAGCGCGAGGTGCGCGGTCTCGAGCTCTTCGGGACGGGTGTTGTGGCAGGGCTCAGCCATGGCGCGCCTCCTCGAGCGAGTTGTCGAAGCGCTTGCGACACTCGGCTTGGAAGGCTTCGTCGACGACGATGATGGCCGGTTGGTCGCCGGCGCCGTAGAGGGTGTGAGCGAGCCTCTCGACAGCGTGCTCGCGGGACGTGAAGCCGTACCCGGCAACCCAGTCCGCATCGCCCCACTTACGCAACACGATGCGCTCTGCTGCTGCCCGCGCACCTTCTCGGGTCTGCGTGATGAACGCGCGGGAGCCAATGGGCGGGATGAATGTCGGCACGCAGCGGTCGCGCTGCCACTCGACATGCTCTAGCTGCTGCCCGTCGAGCGAGTAGATGATGAACGGGGTCACGCCGTCGCGAGAGTTCCAGATCACCTCCTCGGCCTTGCCCGTCTTGGTACGGTAGGTCATGAGGCAGAACGCCTCGCCGTGGTTCCACTTAGACGTGCCCGTGCTCATCGCGCACCTCCCGTTGCCGACTTGCTCCACGCCTGATGTGCTCGCCAATGCGCTCCGCAGTAGTCACGGTCAGGCCCCACCTTGATCGCGCACCTCAAGCAGAGATCGGCGTCACATGTCTTGCCGGCCAGGACGCCCTTGAGATGCCAGTCGCATTGTTTGCTGGCTCGCGCGCCGCACTCCTTGCAGCGACGGCTGCCACGGCTGCAAGCGATGGCGAAGTCACCGTTGCCGAGATCGATCATGCGACAGGTCACCTTGCACCTCCCGAGGCCGCGCGCTCCAAGCCGAAGTCCTTGCGCAGCTTCGCCAAGTACAGCCGCTCGGGCTTGGTGGACGGCGCGGGTACTTGCCCGGTGAGCGCGAGGCCGAGCTGACACAACGCGAACGCGTCGGCCGCGTCGTCGGTGCGAAACACGCGCTGGTGCTTCTTCGCGAGCGTGCTCACCATGGCGTCTTTGGTGGCGAGCCCACTGCCTGTCGTGAACTTCTTCAGTGTGCTCGGCGTCGGCTCGATGATCGGCACCTCGACCTCGGTGCGGCGGATGAGCTCGAGCCGAAGAACGCCGCCGAGCTCGGTGCGATCGAACTGCATGCCGCCGCGTGCGCCGTACGCGTACGCCTCGATCAGAATCAGCGACGGCTGCTGCGCGAGCACGATCTCGAGCGTGCCGCGAATGAGCTGCTCGTAGCGGGCGAGTCTGGGCCGCACGCCGTCGCAGGGCTTGCTTGCCCACCTGCCCTCGATCAGCGCCTTGCCCGGCACCGAGTAGCAGATCGCAAAGCCGGTGAGCGACGGATCGATCCCGAGCACGCACTCGCCGAGCAGTGGCGCGCGCCAGGTGGCCGCGGGCTCGAGCGGCTCGTCGAAGAGGTCGCGGGCGGGCTCACTCATGCGGCCACCTGCTTGGTGACAACCCGCACGCGCCAGCCGTTGGGCGCGATCATGTACCGCCCGCCACGACCGCACGGCCTGCAACGCCACGTGACGCCGTCAGTCTCGAGGTCGGCGGTGCAGTCCAGGCACCACTCGCGATCAGCTGGCATTGTCGCCCTCCGTTCGGAGCGCTGCGACCGCGGCGTGAGCGCCTTCGCGCTCGATTGCCAACTGCTCGGCGTGCTCCGCGAACACCGCCGCCTCGCAACGCAAGAGCGCGTCCTCGAGGCGCTTGCGTGCACTCACCGGCGGGCACGTGCTCAGGCGCCGCCGCACGGCCCGCGACCACTGCTGCCGCAGCAACTCCAGCTCCGCCGCGAGCGCAGCCTCCCCGGAGCCGCTGAGCTCGGCGATGACCGCGTGCATGCACGTCTGCGGCAGCTGTCCTGTGCGCTCGATGAACTCCGCGTGCCGACTCTTGCTCATGGGTGGGCTCTCCCGTTGCTGCGGTGTGGTGGTTGCTGCGGTTCGTCGTAGCCGAACGACTCCTGCTGCTCGTGATCGTGCTGCGGCCCCAGGTTGCCAAAGCGCGTGAACGCCCCCTGCCAGGAGAGTTGGATGGTGCCGAGCGGGCCGCTGCGCTGCTTGGCGATGATCAGCTCGGCGATACCCTGCAGCGGCGTCTTGGGGTCGTAGACTTCCTCGCGGTGCACAAAGATCACCGTGTCGGCGTCCTGCTCGATCGCGCCGCTCTCGCGCAAGTCTGATAGCCGTGGCCGACGCTCGTGGCCTGAGCGCGACTCGACGCTGCGGTTGAGCTGACTGAGCGCGAACACCGGGCAGCGGAATTCGCCGGCGAGCGACTTCAGATCGGCGCTGATGCTCGCCACCTCGCGCTCGCGCTGGGCATGGCTTCGCTCGGGGCGGCCGATCTGCAAGTAGTCGAACACGATCGCGCCGAGCTGGCCGCGCTCAGCCTGCAAGCGACGCGCTGCGACGCGTAGTTCAGACACGCGCGTGAGCCGGCGCTCGATGAAAAACAACGGCAGCCGCGAGAGCTCGTCGGCGGTGATCGCCAACTGCCGCAGCTCGTCGCTGCTCAACTGCGCCGAGCGAATGTGGCGCAGGTTCACGCCGCCTTCGGACGCGAGCACGCGGTGCGTGAGCTGCTCGCCGCTCATTTCCAGTTCGAGCGACAGCACAGCCTGCCCGGTGCTGCGCACGATCCCGAGCTTGATCTCGTTGGCCAGCGAAGTTTTGCCCATGCCCGGGCGGCCCGCGATCACAATCAGATCGCCCGGCACAAAACCGCTGCACGCGTGATCGAGCGCTCGCAGGCCCGTCGAGTGGCCGAGCAGCGATTGGCCCTCGAGCTGCCGGCGCGTGAGATCGCTGTAGCTCTTGTGCAGCGCGTCGCTGATCGACGTGACGTCGAGCTGGGTAGCGCGGCGATCCGTGATCGAACTCAGCGCCGTACTCGCGCGGTCGAGGTAGTCCGCAACGTCGTCGATCGGCTCGCCCCCTTCTGCCGCGAGCCTGAGCGCGCCGCGCATGACTTCGCGGATCAATGCCAAGTCGTGCACGCGCTTGGCCAGGAGGGTGGTGTTGTGCGTCGTCGGGATCGTCTCGGTGAGCGACAGCAAGTACTCATCGCCACCGGCGAGCTCGAGCTTGCCGGCTGTCACGAGCTGGCCTTGCAAGAGCACGAGATCGATCGCGCTGCCCGACTGCATGAGCGCTGACATGGCGCGCCAGATCTCGCTGTGACGCGTCGCGAAGAAGTCACTTGAGCGCAAGAGCTCGGAAGCTGCGGGCCAGCATTCGCGTGCGTCGAGCAGCACGGAGCCAAGCACTGCGCGCTCGGCGTTGTCGTCGTGCGGGAAGTTCAGGCCGCGAGACATGTCGCTCATGACGGCGTGCCTCCCTCGCGATCGATCCGCTTGGCCACGTCCAGGAAGAACAGCGCGAACTGCTTGTGCGACAGCCATTCGCCGCGACGCGAAGCGACGAGCAGCGCCGCGCGTTCATAGTGTTCGTGAAACACGCGCAGCACGAACTCGAACTCGGCGGCGGTGAGGTGCTCGCGCAGCGCAATGAACGCTTCGTGCGCGTTGGCCTCGAACTCGGCGGCCGTGAGCTCGGCTCGAGTCATGACTTTGGCCTCGGCGGTAGTTCGGGAAACGGCAGGTAGGCAGCGCCGAGCGAGCCGTTGCTTGGCGTCGTCGAGGTTCCACGTGAAACCTGTTCGGCCCAGTCGGCGAAGTCGGCGCAGAGGAACTGCAGGTTCACGCGGCCGCCGTTGCTCGCGCGCTTGCACGCAACGAACGCGGCAACCATGCGACGCCAGAAGCCTTCCGGATCGTCAGCGTCGCGCTTGCAGCACGAGCGATAAGCAACGCTCAACCGATCGCGGTGAGGCCACTGACTGCCGCAACTGCCCTCGCCTTCGCCGGCGAGCTCTTCCCAGATCTCCCAGAGACGCACCCAAGCAGGTGGCGCTCCGCCATCGCCTTCACGGCTCTGCTCGGCTTGGGCGATTGTGAGTTTTTGTGAAGCTTCGAGATCGGGGGGGGTGGTGTGGCTGTTGCTCCCACCATCGGTCGCAGCAACTAGGACACCGGGCTCAGCACCCCCTCTCAGATCTAGATCGGGACGGGACGGGACGGGACGGGAGACGCCCGCGGGCGCGTGATCGCGCGCGCGAGGGACAGAGCCTGGACAGTCCGCGGACTGTCCCGGCACTTGTCCGGTGGGACATGTCCGGTTTGTCCGCGCGGACAAAGCCTGGACATCGGAGGGGTGATCACCCTGTTTTCCCGCGCGGGAGGCTCTTTTGCGCTCTCGGTCGCGCCGCCTTCGCGCCTCGAACTCGGCCGCTTTCGCCTCCGCTTCCTCCTTCCTTGCCTCGGCCTGATATCGCTCGTAGTCGTGGACAACAAAGCTCGCTCCCGCGTCCTTCCAGAGCCCAATCTCGACGAGTCGAGCCGCCAATCGTCGCGCTCTCCCGCGCGGAAGCGGGTAAAGCGCGTCGACGAACGCCTTCTGAATCACCCCGTCGGTGGCGAACGAGTTGCAGTGGCAGAGCCCCGCAAGCCACAGGCACACGCCCTCCGCTCCGGCTCTTAGAAGCTTCGGATGCTGCGTGGCCTTGTCGTCGATGCGGACCCAGGTCATCAAGCGACCCCCCGACGGCGCGTGCGGGCGTCTTTGATCCCGGGCAGTTCGAGCTGCGGGCTTGTCGGCCTGAGGGACACGAGCCCCGGCCCTGGCTCCCGACTGGCTTTCGAAACGACTGTGGAGGCGTCGACGACTTCATCAGCGCGCGCCGGGAGGATCGTCCGCAGGCACGCGCGGCCGAACTCAGCGACCATGACGTGCTCAGGCACCGCAACCGATTGCGACTTGTAGCCGCCGTTCGATCCGCGGGTCCCGCTCTCCCTGATCTTGAAACCTCCGTACTCAGTTTCGGCCCACTTCGTCCACTGCGCGCCCCTCTTTCTCCAGAGCTGGTACAGTGGCTCTTGCGGCAGCATCCGGTACCGCCCCATCTCGGGCAGCGCATACACGAGGAAGTCGTTGCCGTTCTTCTTCGTGACCCACCCCGGCGCCTTTGTGACGCTGTTCGATATGAACTCGAGCAGCACGTCCCTCCAAAACCCTCTGCGGATCTTCTCCTCGATGGACAGCGGCTTCGCGCTCCAGAGGTAGATCAGCCTGTCCGCCCCCGCGTGCTGGGCGTCGTTGTGCACATCGTTTGAGAGCACACCTTGATGGTCAGGCCAGTAGTCGCGGTAGACGCGCTCCATGAATGCGCGGACACGCGGGGACCTAGAAAACTCGAGGCATTCGTCAAAGTCATGCAGCACTTTGGTTGCCCCACACCTTCCAGCCCGGACGCGGCGTACGACAGAACAGTTCGAGCTTGGCCAGCGGCCCGTACATCCGCTCGATGATCTCGTAGAAACACTCGGGCTTGCGGCTGTGCCCACCGCGCGGCTCCCGTATGACGCTTGCCGGGCGTGCCTCGGGCGGCGGTGCAGGCGGCTCTCCCTTGGTGGCGATCAGCAGGAGCTCGTGCTGCTGGCGGGCGTAGTAGCCCATGCCTATGCGCTCCTTGTCCCAAACCATGCACGTCCGGTACGTGAAGCCCCACGCTTCGACGACGCGCAGCGCCTCGGCGAGCTTGGGCGACGTCGCCCACAGAAACAGCACCGCGTCGTCGGTGCACACCTCCGCCACTGGCAATGCGCAGATCTCGTCGAGCTCCATCGTCGGGTACTGGTTCTCGATCTCGCGCGTGGCCGACTCAGCGTGCTCGTAGCGCCACGGCGGGTCGGCGTAGATGATCGGGTGCAGTCCGACGCCGCCGTTGAGACCGGCGTTGCCCTTCACGATCTGTGCGAGCCGTGCGATCCGCTCGTCGCGGTGCAGCTCGCGCATGGCGTTGCGGGCATCCTCGCCGCTCAGCACGGCTGTCGCGACGCGCTGCTGGTCGGCCTGGGGGCGCTCTGCCAACTTGGCCGCAGCGCTGATCGACAGCACCCCCTTGTCCATGGCGCGCACCAACTCGGGCACGCCGCCTTCCACCACAGCCTTGGCCTGGCGGTAGGTGAAGTCGCTCTCAAAGCCGCCACCCGCAGCGGCGAACTCGCGGGTCTCTGTGCCGGGCGGAACTTCCGGATACTTATCCGGAAGTCGATCCGTCCGGTGGCCCTGCCGCTTGCCGATGCGCTCGCGGATGGCCTCGACGATCGAAACGCGCTCGCTGGGCGCGAACTCCTTGCGGATCTCGTTCTCGTCCCGCTCGGCAATAAGCGCGTCGACGCGCACCAGGCGCGCCTCGATCGTCTCCCAGCCCAGCGCCTTGGCAACCTTCAACCGGCGCTGTCCGAACACCAGTTGCTTCTCCGGTGTGATCCCGATCGGCTGCAGCATGCCGAGCGTGCGCACGGACTCGAGCAGGGCATCGAGATCGCCCATGTCCTTGCGGTGGCGACGGCCAACTCGAATGTCCGTGAGCGGGATCTTCATGCCCTACGCGTCCATTCCTCGACGTGCGTGCGCGGCAGCCGGCGCGTCCGGATCCGGATCAACATGCCGCCGCATCCTCGGCTCGTGCTCGACGGCGTCCTCGTCAACGTTGAACAGCCCCTCCTGCCTGTCGTGCGCAGTCATGGCCCGCGTGTCGACCTCGGCACCGGTGTCCTGGCGGATCAGCCGGTAGCAGTTATGCGCGAAGTCCTCGATCCACACGCAGCGCACGTCACGCTGCTCAACGCCCGTGTCGACCACGCCGGCGAGCTTGCGACGTTCTGCACGCTTGGCCTTGATCTTGTCGGCCACGGCACTGCGCTCGAGCTTGTACCGCTCGATCTCGAGCTCGGCGTCCGCCATCGCGTCGCCGCGGGCGAGCAGCTCTGTCTGGTTGAGCTCGCACGGCAGCTCGCGCGTTTCGATATCTTGTTCTGGCATCTGCGCTCCTCTCCTTCTGGGTTCGGGTGGCAGGCGCCAGAACTTGCGCGCCGTGATCGGTGTCTGTGCGTGCGCGCTCAGCGCTTCGTGTCGGGTGTCTCCTCGGACTGCGGCGCCCATTCCCCGCCGAGTGCGCGGTGCTCGATCGGCAGGTGCTTAGCCATTGCGAACGCGACGGCCTTCACCATCCCCGGAGTCACTCCGAGGTCGACGTACACGACCATTGCGGTTGCGAGCTCAACCCAGGCGAGGTGCGCTGCGATGCCGGCAGCACGCTGCGCGAGATTGCGGTCGTCGAGCACGCGCGTGTAAAGCAGGTGCCCAAGGAACGGCGCCTCACCACGAGCCAGGCTGTCGGCCATGGCCGCCTCGGCATAGCGAGCGTTGTGAGCAATAATGGCAGGGTGCTCACTGCCGTACGGCGACTCGAGCACGACGCAGCGCGGTGGCGGTGGAGTGATCACGCAGCCTCCTGCTCATGACGACGGAGCTCGAGGCCGACGGCGGTGACGAGCTGGTGCTGGCGCGCGGAGCCGATCATGCGGCGCCCTCAGCGGAGTCGGTCGCCGGCGGCTCGTCGTCCTCCATGGAACCCGGCGGCGGGTCACTCGGGAGGTAGTGCGGGCCGTCGCCCTCGCCGAACACGAGCCACACTCGGTTCACGCTGAACAGAGCGGAAGCAGCTTCCAAGGTGGGCAACGTCAGTGGCGACGTACCGCTCTCCCAGCGGTAGACGGTCCCGGTGTCGACGTTGAAGGAGCTAGCGACTTCGCGCTGCGTGAGTCCGCGAAGTCGTCGCACATGCTTGAACCTTGCTCGGATCGAGTCCATTGAGTACGCATGTCAAGCCTAGGTGTGTCGCGCCTAGGCTGTCAAGGCGCGACGGCCGCGAAGCGACTTCCTGCGGCTTCTTCAAAGGACTAGGCGTGGCGTGCTCATGCGCGCTATACGCACATGGTGCAGTATCGGCGCACCATGACACTCGCGAAGGAAGACGTACCTCGCGGCGAGCGCATCAAAGCCCTGCGCGAACGCTACAAGGTGCGCGATGGCCGCAAGAAGCTCACGCAAGCCAGCCTCGCCCAGAAGCTCGGAGTGGACTCGGGAACCGTCAGCCGCTGGGAACTCGGCAAGGTGATCTCGATCAAAAATATCGAGAAACTGGCTAGTTTCTTCTCTGTTGATCCGGGCTTCATCGCCTACGGGCACGACGCGGACGCTGTCGCCACGTATCCAGCATTCCAGCAGTACCAGGCGTGGCTCGATGAGCATCCCGAGGAGCTCGAAGCGCTCCCCGAGGGGGGCCTAGAGACCATCCGCACGTTCCCATTGAAAGTGCCAAGCGACTACGAACCGAATCTCCAGAACTACATGGTGCTCCACAGCTTCATGACTGGGCTCAGGCGTAAGAAGCGTGGGCGCAGCTAGCAGCTTGCGCGCGACGGCCCGACAGCGCCGCACAACCCGTCTCAAGTGGCGGAAAACAGCGGCTGGTTCTGCGGCTGGTTCTGTGTGAGCGTCCTTGCACAACGGCCCATGACGCAACTCAACACAGCCCATAAAGCGTCGGAGTTGTACCTGAAAACCCGTGCTGGTCGCGGCCTCGTGCCGTGGCTTCGCATGGCGCTGATGACGTGGCGATGGCCCCGGGGATACGTGCCAGACGCCGACGACTTCGACGGTCTGGTGGCGTGTTTACGGCAGGTCCCGAGGCGCAGCCAGCGGAAAACCATCGTGTCAGCCCGTCGTGCGCGAAATGTATGCAAACGCGCGGGATGACTGGCAATTCAGCGTGTTTAGCTAAACTTTTACTAGGCGTACCATGCGGGGGCGCTTGATGCCTAGTTCTAGGCGTGCCATGCTGGATTCATGGCATCGCGACTCGTCGGTTTCTCGCTGACTGGGGCGTCGACTGGACAGCCCCGCTTCTCGACCCTCCCGCCCCGCGACTACGCGCTTCGCTCGGCCCGCATCGACACGGCCGTCCGTGAAGCCTTCGCCGCCAAGGCCACCCCACCGCGCCCTGCAACGTGCTGCCCCGCATGCACGTTCCCGATCGACGCGCGCGAGCGGATCGCACGCACCGCTGACGGGCGCATCTACCACGCGGGCTGCCACAGGAGCCGCGCATGACTTGCTGCTCCAACTGCAACGACACCGGCCACGTCGCCGATCCGCGCTCAGCCGACGAGGACGGCGTCGCCGATCTGATTCCGTGTCGTCGCTGCGGCGCCTATGATTACTGGCACGCGACGCCGCCGGCCGACGACGAGGCCGCGCCGTGATCGCTGGCCTCTCGTACGATCAGTGGAAGTGCACGCCGCCGGGCGACGGCCCCGAGCTGCCCGATCCGCACGAGCACTGCGAGCAGGTGATCGAGCAGCTCGAGACTGAGATCGCGCTGCGCGACCGCCGGATCGAAGAGCTCGAGATTGAGCTCGCCGCCTGCAAGGAGAATGGCCCATGAACGATCCCGCCGAGCTCGAGCGCGAGGAGTACCCGGGCGAGCTCCGCGAGCTGCGCGCCGTGCTCAGCGCCATCGCCTCGCGCGGCTGCCTCGAGTGCCAGCTCCGCGCGTCGGTCGCGGCACGCACGCACCGGCGCTGGCCGCGTTCGATCGTTTCGCCCACGGCGTTCCGGCTGGGCCGGCCGCTGCACCTCGTTGCCAAGGAAAGGGAGTAGACACGTGGATTACAGAGCTATGTTCGACCGCGAGTACATCGGGGCATGGGACCTGCCGCGCGACGTCACGGTCATCATCGCACGCGTCACTGCGGGCGAGCTCGTCGGCGAGGGCGGCCGCAAAACCAAAAAGCCGATCGTGTACTTCGAGGGCAAGGACAAGGGCTTCGCCGCCAACAAAACGAACTGCAAGATCATCGCCGGCATGTACGGCACCGACACGGCCAAGTGGATCGGTAAGGCGATCACGCTCTACCCCACCACCACCGAGATGGGCGGCAAGACGCACGACTGCATCCGGGTGCGGCCGCAGATCCCGGCAGCGGCCAAGCGGCGCAACGGCAATGGGAAGCAAGCCGCGCCGGCCGAGCCCACGCTCGAGCCCGATCCGCAAGCCCTCGAACCGCCCGACGACGACGACGACGAACCGCCCGACGACGACGAACCGGAACCCGACGAGGAGGACGCCCATGTTTGAGATCACCGTCGACCACCCGCTGCGGTACAGCCAGCTCAGCAAGTTCGCCAAGTCGCCGGCGCATTACTTGGAGGCACGCACCCACGACGCGCAGCCCACCGAGGCCATGGAGCGCGGCTCGGCGCTGCACGCGGTTGTGCTCGGCACCGGTCCGGTGGTGGCGTTCCCGGGCAAGGTGCGCAGCGGCAAGGTGTGGGAGGCGTTCGAGGCTGACAACCAGGGCAAGCACATCCTCACCGGCGCCGCGTACGAGAAGGTCATGGGCATGGCCGAAGCGGTGTGGAGCGACGAGCGCGCCAAGGAGCTGCTCTACGCGCCGGGTGTCGTGTACGAGCAGACGCTGCGCACGGACTGGAACGGCAAGCACATTCGCGCCACGCCCGACGCGCGCCACGCCGATTGGATCGCCGACCTCAAGACGTGCCAGACGAGCGAGCCCGAACAGTTCATGAGGCACGCGACGCGCATGCTCTACCACGGGCAGCTCGCGTTCTACCTGCAGGCGTGCATTGCCGCGGGCGTCCCGACGAAGCGCGACGGCTACGTGATCGCCGTCGAGGCCGCGCCGCCGCACCCGGTGGTGGTGTTCCAGATGACGGAGAACTGCCTCGAGATGGGCGACCGGGCGATCCGGCTCTGGCTTGAGCGGCTGCGCAGCTGCGAGGCCGCCGGGTATTTCCCCGGCTACGTGCAGAGCGTTGTCACCTGGGACATCGAGGAGGAGCTCGAGCTGGAGTTCGCTGACGAGCCGGAAAGCGGCGAGGCTGCGTGATGGCGAGCCAGCCCGTGCCGTACCACGCGCCGTGGGACTCCGTGCCGCTGGTCTTCATCGACTTCGAGACCACCGGGGTGGTGCCGGGCGTCGACCGGGTCGTCGAGGTGGGCATCGCGCGGTTCGAGCATGGGCGGTACCGATCGGGCTACGGCTCACGGATCAACCCGGGCCGGCCCATCCCCGAAGCGGCCACCGCGGTGCACGGCATTCGGGACATTGACGTCGCCGACAAGCCGCGCCTCGAGGAGTTCTTCGCGTCGGCCATGACCAAGACGCTGCTCAGCTGCGCGCAGCCGGGCGCGTATAATTCTCCGTTCGATAAGTGGTTCTGCCCACCGTCCGCGCTCGCCGACTGGACGTGGCCGTGGCTCGACGCAATGGTGCTCGTGGCGGTCGTCGACAAGTTCGCCAAGGGGCCGGGGCGGCACAAGCTCGAAGCGTCGTGCAAGCGCCACGAGGTGCGGCTCGACAATGCCCACAGCGCCGAGGCCGACGCTCGAGCGGCTGGCGAGCTCTTCCACGTGCTGCTGCCGCAAGTGTTCGAGCGTCGCCCCACCATCGGCGACCTGCTGCGGTGGACGCGCCTTGAGGAAGCGAAGCGCTGGGCCGACTTCCACAGCTGGCTCGCTCGGCAACCCAAACAGGAGACGACAACGCCATGAGAATCCTTCGCCTCGAATCCGAGAACGTGAAGCGCTTGAAGGTCGTGCAGATCACTCCGACCGGCGAGCTTGTCGTGGTCGGCGGACGCAACGGCCAGGGCAAGAGCTCAGTGCTCGACAGCATCGAGATGGCCCTCGGGGGCAAGCGCTCCGCGCCGTCCAAGCCAGTGCGCGACGGCCAGGAGGAGGCGCACATCGTTTGCGACCTCGGCGACATCATCGTGCGTCGCTCTTTCACCGCTGATGGCAAGACGCACCTCAGCGTCGAGAGCAAAGACGGTGCGATCTACAGCAGCCCGCAAACGATGTTGGACAAGCTGGTCGGGCAGCTGTCGTTCGACCCGCTTTCGTTCAGCCGGCTCGACACCGCCGAGCAGTTCGACGTGCTGTGCAAGCTCGTGGGGCTCGACCTTGCCGACTTCGACGCGCGTAGCAAGGAGGTGTTCGACGAGCGCACCGCCGTCAACCGCGGGCTCAAGCAGCTCGATGGGCAGCTCGCGCCGATGAAACAGCACGCCGATGCGCCGGCCGAGGAGGTGTCCATCACCGCGCTGTCGCACGACCTCAGAGCGGCACAAGCCGCCGAAAAGAGTGCCGCATCGGCTGGACAACTCGTAGCGCGCAAGGAGCGCGAACTTCAGGCTTGCGACGCGGACATCACAAAACTGACCGCCGAAATTGCTCGCCTGCAATCGCAGGTCGAGCAGCAGCAGGAGCGCGCCACGACCGTCAAGCAAGAGCTCGCCCGAGCGCGAGACAGTCACGAGCAGCTGCGCATCGCCGTTCCCGACATGGACACCATCCACGCCCAGATGGCTGCAGCCGAGGAGACCAACCGCAGGGTGCGCGCGAACGCCGAGCGCGCCGCGCTGCAGGCGCGGATCGACAAGGGGCGCGCCAAAGCCGCCGAGCTCAAAGTCGCCATCGATGCCGTCGAGGAGGAGAAGCGCGCCGCGATCGCAAAGGCGACGTTCCCCGTCACCGGTCTGTCGGTGAGCGACGACCGCGTGACCTTCGGCGGCGTGCCCTTCGACCAGGCGTCGAGTGCCGAGCAGCTACGCGCGTCGGTGGCGATCGGCCTGGCGATGAACCCCAAGCTGCGGGTGCTACTCATCCGCGACGGTAGCTTGCTCGACGAGGACGGGCTGCGGCTGGTCGGCGAACTCGCAGCCGCGGCCAAGGCGCAGGTCTGGATCGAGCGCGTCAGCAAGGGCTCAGAGGTGACCGTGCTCATCGAAGACGGCTCGGTCGTTGGCGCAGCGCCGCCCTCCCCGCTCAAGCCGCTTGCGAAGGTGCCCGACGACAAGATCGCAGACAGCGCCGAGGCGGGGTGAGCAATGGCGTCCGAACACCTGCCACGCCCCGTGATCGACCGCTACCGCCGCATGAAGTGCGCGGCCCCCGGCTGCGGGTACACTGGCGAGCACGAGCGCATCGACGGCTTCGAGGTGCACCCGCACGGCATCGTCGAGCGCATTGCGTGGCGGTGCTCGACCTGCAGCCGCTACCAGGTCGAGCCGCTGCCGGCCGCACCGCTACCTCCCCCCACGCTCGACGACGACGGCCACGGCGACGCCCGCTGCTGGCAGTGCGGCCAGGTGGGCGGCGACCACTGCGGCGACTGCCACATCCCCAAGCCCGGCGAGCCAAGCGCCAACACCCGCGAGGAGCGCGAAGAGTACGAGCACGAGCGCGCCGACAGGGAGCTCGACCCGTGAGCGCCTACACCCTGCCCGTGCAGCATTGTCCGATCTGCCGCCAGCTCGGCGTGCGTCTGCAAGTTCGGCAACCGCTATCGCTCGACGCGCAATGCACCGCATGCGGCTGGTACTACACGAGCGCTGCGCATCGCGCGGTGCTGCGGGCACTCACCAACCGCCCTGACTGGCGGGTCGCGGTGGCTCCATGACCGAGCCATCGAAGCAAGCGCTCGAGCAGGCGCGCGTGCTGCTGTGCGACACGGAAGGCGCCATCGAGACGATAGTGGCCACTGCCTTGCAGGAGCTCATGGACGAACGCGACGACTGGCGGCGTCGCTACAGCCAGAACGCGGGCAAGTTCGCAGCGCAAAGCGAGCGCGCCGAGAAGGCCGAGGCGGACTACCTCCAGGTGGCCGAAGTGCTGGGCTACGTCAATCGGCCCGAAGGCCAGGGCGGCGTAGAAGTTGGGCCAGTGGAGCTATTGGTGTCGAGGATCCGTGAGCTGAACGGGGCATCGGATCGGCACCTGGACGCCGAAGCGCTGCTCGAAACCGCGTACGCGCGTGGCGAGTTGCTGGAGGAGCGGCTCACGGACATGAAACGTGGCGTGGCTGACGCGCTCCGGTTCCTCGTTGACGATCTGGAGTCCGCTGCGCGCGAAATCCTGGCTGTTCTTCTTGATGACGCCGAACCCCCGAGCGAGCCGAGTCCCGCGCCGGCCGCCGAGCTGTGCGGAAGCGAGCAGGACGACTACGACAGCTACCAGCGTCGCAAAGAGTACGCGGCGGAGCGTGAGCCAGGATGCCAGTGCCAATGGGAAGCTGGCGACTCGCCGTGTCCAGTCCACGACGAGGACGAGGTGGCGCCATGACGCTGCGCCTGCAGATGTTCTGCCCAGACTGTCACAAGCAACACATTGATGAGGGGGAGTGGGCCACGCGGTTGCACCACACCCATCGTTGCGTTGATGACGCAGCGGGCACGGGCTGCGGCCACGAGTGGAGATTGAACGATTACGCATTCGGAGCGCCCGAGCCGAAGGAGACGCCATGACCTACACGAAGGAGGACTTGGAGCGGGTGGAACGGCTTTCCATTGAGCTGGACGCTATACCCGGACCGGAGGACGTCGCCCAGCTCATCGCCGACGTGCGCCGGGAGGAGCGCGAGCGGTGCGCGCAGATTGCTGACGACTACTACGTGAGTTCGGTAGCCGGGGCCATCGCCGTGAAGATTCGACGGGGGTTGATATGAGCGAACGAATCTTCAGGCCGGACTTCACCCCAGACGAGTTCACCCAGGCCGAGGGGCGACCTCGCGAAGACCTCATTGTCGATGCATGGCAGCACGCTTTTCTGATCTGCATCTACTGCGAGGGGATTCTCATCGTAGACGACGAGCCGCTTACCGACTCCACTGGGTGCGACGTATGAGCGCCGCCGAAGACTTCACGCTGGACGAGCCCATTATGGTCACGCTGCGCCAGCTCGACATCATGGCCCACGCGACGGGATGGGCGTCGAGAAGCAGGCTCTATCGCAACTACTACTGCGCAGATCCTGGTCACGAAAGTTGGGCCGCTATCCAGGGGCTCGTCGAACGGGGGCTGATGATGTCCCGTTCACCTCTGCCGATGGCCGAGAGTCTCTGCTTCGCAGTCACCGCAGCCGGGATTGATCTGCTCAAGAGGTGGAAACCATGAGCGACGGATACACCGACGAGGAATTCTGGCAACTCGAAGTGCCGAGCTTGGATGCGCGCGTGTGGTGGACCTTCGGTCGACTCCAACGCGAGCGCGACGACGCGCGCCGAGTTGCGAAGGTGCTGGCCGAGTTGGGTGAGCCGAATGACCGCTCAGAGCTTGCACAGGCGCTCGAATGGCGCGCGGCCGAAGAGATGGCCCTCGCCTACCCAAAGGTGAAGCCGAGCGACAGGGAGCCCCGCCCATGACCCCGCGCCTTTGGTTCTGGCTGCGCGCAATGGACCTGGCGCACGCCCTGCGGCTACCGCACCGCGTCTACCTGTGGACGGTCTGCAAGGCCAGTGACGCAACCGACTGGGGGGAGGCGCGGTGATGGGAGCGGCGGAGGACCGAGACCACGAAACGCTCGATCCCCAAGACGCAGCGTGGCGCGCTCGCGTCGAAGGGCTACTCACCCAGGTATTGAAAGAACTGCGCGGACGGCGCGTGAAAGGCGCCAAGAGCTCGCGCTCTGCCGCTGCTCGGGCGTACGAGACCGCACTCAATGCCCCTGAGCGTTACAAGCCCACTGAACTCGACATGGCGGCGGCGCGACGCGCGCTGAACCGGAAGTAGCCAGATGCCGAAACCAAAGCAGAGCACCTACGGACTGGGATCGATTTCGTTCGAGGACGGCAAGTTCCGCGTCCGCATCCCGATCGGCAAGCGCAAGTACAAGACGGTCGGCCGCTATCCATGCAGTTGCCCGGCGCCCGCTCAGGCGCGGTTCGCCAAGCGTGGTTTTGAGACCTGTGCGTGCGGAGCGTTCGAGAAGGCCAAGCGAGTTCAGAACGCGGCGCTGATTACTCGTGGCGATCGTGTTGGTGGCATCACCTTCCGGCAACTTGGCGACGCGTACATGCTCGACTTCCGTGGACGTAAGAGCGAGCGCACAACGAACAACCGATGGCAGTCCATTGTGCTGCGCACCGTGCCTTTCGCCGACTGGCCCGTCGAACAGATTGACGGGCCCGAGTGCAAGAAGTGGCTCAAGACGCTGCGCGTGACTCGGAAGGCCCGTAGCATCCGCAGGGATGGTCAACGCTTAACGATCGAACTCGACGAGCTCGTCGGTTGGCAGACCCAGGTCCATGCGCTCACGCTCGCTCGACTCATTTTCGGCTACGGCATACCAGAGCACCTCACGGCCAACCCAACAGACGGGCTCTCCATTGCGAAACCGCACGATGCGATCGACGAGGGGGTGACGTACCTGTCTGGCGACGACGTCGAAAAGCTGTGCTCATGCGTGCTGTGCTTGGCAGCTTCAGAATCGTCGTACGAGGACGAGTACGACATCGAAATGCTAGCGCGCTGCCCACACCTGCCGTTCGAGAAGCGCGCGGCGTTCGTGATGGCGGTGCATCAGTGCCCGCGCGAAGGTGAGCTCGCCGGCATGAACTGGGAGCGCGTCGACTGGCGGAACAAGACGTGGCGGATCGCGCAAAGCTGGGAGCGGACACCGAAGGCGGGCAAGGCCCGACAGCAGGAGCTCCTCCCGCGTGCCGAGATGTTTCTGCGGAAGTGGTGGGCGCTGCGCGGGAAGCCGACGCTTGGCGTCATGTTCCCAGCGACCCACCCCGGGCCACGCGCCGGAGCCAAACGCGCATTCGTTCGCACGCAAGCCGATGAGGTGTCGAATGCGGAGGTTGTCGATCGAGCCAAGGCAGCCGGCCTCGCGTTGACGGTCGGCCAAGTCGCCGATTACCGCGCAAAGGACAGGGCACGAGTGATCCCCGTGCACGAGCCGGCCCGGTACAAAGAGGGCTACGACTGGGGCTGGGCCGACCACCCCGAACAGACGTTCTATCGGCTCGGGTGGTGGCGCCGACTCAGGATGTCGAGGCGGGTCCGTTTCCACGACATGCGCGACACCGCGGCGACTCACCTGCTGAGCGGCACGTGGGGGCGCAAGTGGACCATCGAGGAGGTGTCCAAGTTCCTCGGCCACTCATCGATCAAGGTGACGCAGGAGCGCTACGCGAGTCTGACGACCGAAGCACGCCTCGAGGCTGCACGGCTCACCACCCACGGCCTACGAACGCCAAAAACAGTTGCCCAGGAGTTGCCTGCGGCTTCTGCGGGTTCGTCGGCTAACTCCTTGAAATCCTTAGCGCTCCCGGGAGGATTCGAACCTCCGACCAACGGCTTAGGAAGCATGAGTTCAGCAAGCGATTTCGAGCACTTACAAGGCCACAGGCAACATGCAGGCAACGGTGGGCAACTCCGGGCGGAAACGCTGCGTTTGGCACGCGAGTTCCTTGAAGCCTTTGCGCGTGGCGAGGCATGCGACCCCCGCCCGCTGGCCCTCGCGGTGCTCGCCGAACCGGCGCCCGCACTCGCGGCGAAGGTGCTCTCCGGCGGTCCGCACGAGGTCCAGCAGGCACGCGAACTGGCGGCGGTAATCAACGGTTCCAACGGCTCGGCGAGCGGCGAAGCTGCCCCCGTCAAGCGGTCGCCGCGTCGGCGCACATAGCCAGTCTCCTGCTACACTGTCGGATTCTGAAGTTGTTAGGAGTACCAGCATGAAAACCATCTCGTTCTGTAACGTCCCCCGCGAGCCTCATTGCAGTCCCGACACATGGCACGTCGAGCCGTTCGACGAGGAACTGGATCTGTGGACGCTCGGGACGACCTACGGGTTCGTCTGGGTTCTCATGTCCGGTGATCCAGATGCTCCGCGGTGCCGTTCACTTACGAGGTCCGAAGGAGTTGCGGAGTTGAAAGAGCAACTGGCCACGGACCCTGGGCACGTCGTCCTGGCGGGAAACGTTGCGGCCAATGACATCGATCTTGATTTCATCAACTTCCCGCTCTCGTTCTCGAAGAAGAAGCCGATCGACGCGAAGCCGTTGGCGGAGGTGGTTGAACGCGTGTGCGAGCGGCTGCGCGATCTCCAGTACTATGACGGCAACGCCAGGATCGAGCAGTTCGAGCACGACGGCGAGAACGGCGGGTGCGAAATAGAATCGATCTGGTCGGTGCTCGAGATCGACTTGAGTGCCCCGCAGAAGAAGCGATCGAAGTCCGCCTCGCGTTCCAAGCCTAGTAAGCAGAAGCAGCAACCAAGCTCCAACTGGAAGAACAAACCGATCGTCGAAATGACGGAACTGGAGCGAAAGCGATGGCATGACAGCATGGGTTCCATGCTCGAAGAGCCGATGCTTGAACAGGCACGAAGCGGGCCGGGGACGCTGTTGGTCGCGGCCGCTGTATTGATCCTGCCCAATGGCCAGACTCGTCTCTTGCACGATGGCGACGAGTGGGGAGACGGTGAGGGTTCCAAGCTTGCCGAACACACCGTCGCCATCGCAGAGTTGGCGCTGCTGCCAAGCGAACGCGTCCGTCTTGATCTGGTTGAAGTGCAGCTGTCGAGCGACGGTACCTGCACGTGGACGGTTAGCCCCGGCGAAGGCATGCGACATGAAGACGTCGACGACATCTTGGCGCCTGGTTTGACGAAGGCCCTGGACGAGGCGCGTAGGGGGGAGACCGAAGGCGCGGAGTACTGGCTGGCTGTCTTGACCACGGCAGTTGGAGAAAAGCGAATCATCTTCGCGGCTCAAGACGGCATGGGCGAGGCTCGTCCTGAGATCGCCGAGTTCGTCCTACGCGCACGCCGCATGAACTGGCTGAAGCCAGGTGAGAGTGTCGATCGCGCACGATTGGACTTGCGCCCGTTGGGGGCGGCGCTGGCCTGGGACGCGATAGTGACAACGGACCCGGTGGCACCCGTCGGTAGCTAAATGCGTTAGGCATCGCCCCGGCCCCCGCCCCCATGCCCCATGCCGCTGACCCCCGCTGCGCAGCCCTCATGCCGCCCAAGACCCCGTTCAAGCTGCTCGGCCGGGACTGCAGGGCATACGTCGCCCTGGTCGCCGATGGCCGCCTCAAGGTGGTCCGCAACGGCATGCTCCTGTGGAGCCGGCAGTGGCCGTGCCACGTGCCCGAGGACGGTGCCGATGTCCCCGTGGACGTGGCGCACCGAGTCAACGAGTGGCTCGACGCGAGACGGTAGGCGGCGGGCGATGCCTCCCGGCGGCCACGCTGGTACCCTCGCCCCCATGGACATCAGGACCGCCATCTACCAGAAGCGGATCGACGCCAAGGCGAACATTCGATACTTCAGCGACCTCGAAGATCGATACCAATGGCGCGCGCGCGGGCTGCAGTTCATCGGCCTCTTGTGCGGCACCGGGGCGGTCGGCGCCTTTGCCGTGACGCTCGCTCCGGGGTGGGCGACGACGACGTTGGGTGCAGTAGCGGGCCTAGCGGGTGCGGCGCTGATCGCCTTCCGCTACGCCGACGCCGTGCCGGCCTTGAGATCGGCGACGCGGCACTGGCTGCGTCGCAGCAACGCATGGGATGGGTTGTGGCTCGACGTCGAGACTGACCCAGGCAGCGTTGACGTGCGCCGGCTCGCGGCCGAGATCCGAGCCGATCACGAGTTCGACGCGCCGCAGATTCGATGGGACGCCAAGCTGGCCCTTCGCGCCGAGCAAGACACCTACCGCGCTCTTGGGCTACCACTGCCGGCGCCATGACCGAGCAGCCCAAGCCCGACACCGAGCCGGTTCACATCCGCCGCGACGGGGGCGACAGCTATCCCGGAACTCGGCCGCAGCTTCCAAGGCCAGAGCCGCCGCCCCCGAAGCAGCCACCCCCGCCACCTCCGAAGCAGTAGCCCTCACGCCTCCCCCACCACCGCCCACGCCGCGATCGCTCCCGACTGGCTCCAGAGCCACACCGCCCGGGTAGGCTCGCCGCCGCCCCAGTACACGACTAGCTCGAGCTCCGGTTCCCCTTTTGCCACCTCGCTTGTAGGCCCGTAGTCGATCTCGAGTACGCCGTGGCCGGGGCCGAGGTGGTGCCAGTGCATGGCGGGGTTGTCGGGCGGGGGCGAGCCCAGTTGCGCGCCAGTCCCGGCGGAGTAGTTGCGTGGGGGGCGCGGTTTGAGGTAGGCCATTGCCATGGTCCGCCCCGTCGAGCGACTGCCCCGCGCCAACGGTGAGCCCCCCGACCGCGAGGAGCTGTGGAAGCTCTACGACGCCGCCATGCGCGAGTACCACCTCAACACGTCGCTCGGCACGCAGCGGCAGGTTTTTTACATCGGGCTGAACGTGTCCCTCCTTGCCGCACTGGCCGGCTTTGGGAAGCAGGATGTACCCGTGGCGTTCGCTTATCTCGTGGGGACGGCCGCGAGCCTGCTCGGGGCGCACGTGGTGCGGCAAACCCATCGGCACTACCAAGCTGCGCGCAATCACTTCCAGGCCGTGGAGCGGCGCTTGGGCCTCACCGGTGAGCTCGCACTGTCGACGACGCCGGGCATGGTTGGGGATACGGGCAAATGGCGCCTGCGCGTCACGACGGCAGCCGCGATGGTGCTGTACCTGCTGGCCGCGTTTGATCTCGCATCGGCTGTTGTCGCGGCTTGGCCGAAGTAATGATCCCCTGGCGCGACACCGGCATGAAATCGTACTGCGCGGACCTGCGCTTCCGCGGCATGACGATCGCCCGGCTTGAGGCATACCCGCACCAATGGGTCATCAATCTGCTCGACGGCACGATGGTAGGCAGGGCGGAGTCCCTCGGCCATGCCAAGCGTGGCTGCCTCGAGGAGCTCGCCAAGCTGCTGCCCGACCTCGAGCACGAAGTTCAGGTCGCGCTCCGGACAGCCTAGCCCCGCCCGCGTAGCCCCCGCAGCAGCTCCTCGGTGATCGCCTCGGCGTGCGCGTCGGCGTGCGCGTCGCTCGGCGGCGGTGGCGACGGGATCGTGCTCTTGTGGTGCGTGTATGCAACACCGAGATCGAAGCCGGCGCGGATCGCCACGGCCACGGCCTGCAGCACCTCCGGGCTTGAGGCTTGTACCGGGTGGCAGTAGTGGTTAGCGATCGCCACGAGGCAATCGGCACGGGCCTGCGCCACCGACTCGCGTGCGTCTGTCCATGCGTCGTCGTTCACGAGCTCAGCGCCAGATGCGATGGTCGGACATGCGCACGTTGCGCATGTACTTGACCGAGGGGGTGGGCTCCCACGTGGTGCCGTTGTTCGCGCTGCCGTAAAATTTCATGTACGTCTCGACGCTGTCGTGCCCGTTGCCGCGCGTGGTCACGCCGCGCTGCTCGAGCGCGAGCTCTCCGTTGACCCAGAGCGACACGGTCGTGCCCCCAGCACAGCCCGTCGATTCCGAGCCCCATACATAGTGCATCTCGATGTCGAACCACTCGCCCACCGGGAGCGTGATGCTGCTCCATTCGGTGTCCTGGTTGACCTCGCGCCAAGTCCACTTGATGCGCATCGAGCCATCCTCGGCGAGCATCAGCCCGGGCTGCGTGTCCCATCGGCTGCCAGAGCCGACCGAATGGAAGTCCCACAGGTTCACCCAGGGATTGCTCTCGAGACCCGACTTAGCCGTGATGCGCTCGGGAAAATACCACTCGGCGGCGATGTAGATGCCCGTGGCGCTCCGAACGAGCTGGTCGAAGGTCGCGTTCGCAAAGCTGTAGATGCCAGCCTGGGAGCGTGAGCCTCCGTTGTTGTCGAAGGTTGCGACGTGCTTGAGCGCGAAGCCCGACCCGCCGAGTGGATCTTCGACGCGGTAGAGATCGACTTCGTCATTGCCCGAAACCGAATCGCCGATGGGACGCTCCAGCTGGATCTGGCTGAAGCCGTAGGGCGCCTCGCCGCAGCTATTCTGCACGTCGTCGGTCCAGAGAATGCCGGAGTGCGGCCCTGGCCTCGGCGTGTTGTGTGGCCGAGCCGCCGGGGTGCCGTGCGCGCCGTGCGCGCAGCCCGCAAGAGCCGCACACGCTACAATGACAGGGATATGGATACGCATGGCAGTTCTCTCCACGTGAGTCACTGTTGCAGTAGGATGCCGAACGACTGCGCGGCGATGGAGACACTTGAGCCAGCGACACCCGATGCGAATCGCGGCGAGATCGTTCCGACTCCCGCTCCACTCGTGCGCAAGAACATCAACGCGACTCGACCCGTACTGCCAGGGCCGACCGTCGGATTTCCAAGCAATGCGTCGAAGATCGTCGCATACGCGGAATGCATCGTTGCGGCGCCGGTGGCCATTAGCACGCCGAACCTGTCGTTAGCGGAACTCGCGCCCGTGATGTTGCAGCTTAACATCAGACCGGTACCAGCCGCGGCGGTGAGGTAGAACAGCACCCAGAGAGCATAGAAAACCGCGGGCGAAGCGCTCGGCGGAATCGCGAAATTCAAGGACGAGGAAATGTCGGTAGGCGTAGTGAGCGATGTGGCGGCGGTTCCGTTCGTGTTATTGGCCCGCAGCATTCGCCCAACCAACAGCGCGTTGACGCGACGTACCATGTCATCATCGAAGATATCTCCCAATGCGAGGTTGCTTGGTCCCGAAGTCTCGGTGAGCGCGTGGATGTGATCGAACGCGCTTGCGAGGAAGCCTGCGCCAGCGCTCGGCGCACCGCCGACTTTGATCGGCACTGCACGACTGATGACTGGATTGACGAGTGGCATGGCTACACGGTCTCCGTCACGTGCGCGTCGCCGGTGGCGCTCGCCCAGACGCCGGTGATTATCCCGACGTGGTAGCGGCGCGGCATCTCCCAGTACCCGCCTGCCTCGATGATGAAGCACCAGTTTGTCGTCGTCGCCCCCGCCTCCATCCTGACGTAGAGCCTCGCCGTGCTGTTGTTGAAGATAATACATCCGACGCGATTGGCATTCGCGGCGGCGAGCGTGACCGAGGAGATAGCGGCCACAATGACGACTGGCGTCAAAGCCGTCGCCCCGACCAACTCCAGCGCCCCAATGCTTATGGTCCCGTTGACGTCGACCGTGCCGATATTGACGCCGACGTTCGCTGCTAGCTTGCCGATCGTGTTGGTGCCAGCGGGTAGCGGCGGCAGAGTCAGAACGTCCACGTCGCCGATGTTCCAGGTGCCGGGGGCCAAAGACACTGTGCCGGTGACGTTCGCGGAGACTGTGCCACTTACACTTGAGACATCGACCGTGCCGATGTTGACGCCATTGTTTGTCGCCAGTTTACCGATCGCGTTGAGACCGGCTGGCAGTGGTGGCAGCGTCAGAACATCGACGTCACCGATGTTGTTCGTACCGGCCGGCAGTGGTTGCAAGACGGGATTGTAGCTGCGAAGGAACGTCGTATCGGCGGCGATTGTTGCGAGGTTCGCCGTAGGCGTAGCGGCGAGATCTACCGATCCGATAACAACGCCAGCGTTCGGGGCGAGCTTGCCGATCGCCGCCGTGCTCGCAACCAGGGGCGGCAGAGTCATCACGTCCACGTCGCCGATGTTGTTGGTACCGGCTGGGAGTGGGGGAAGGACGGGATTGTACGTCCGGAGGAAAGTCGTATCGCTTGCGATCGTTGCAAGGTTCGCCGTTGGCGTCGTTGCGAGATCAACTTGGCCGATGTTGACTCCGGTATTTGGGCCGGCAAGCTTGCCGATCGCATTGGTACCAGCCGGTAGCGGCGGCATTGTGAGAACGTCCACGTCACCGATGTTGTTGGTGCCTGCTGGGAGCGGCGGCAACACCGGGTTGTAGCTCCGGAGGAACGTCGTATCGCTTGCGATCGTCGCGAGATTTGCCGTTGGAGTCGTAGCGAGATCGACCTGACCGATGTTCACTCCTGCATTCGGACCGGCTAGCTTGCCGATCGTGTTAGTACCGGCGGGTAGCGGAGGTAGCGTCAACACATCAACGTCGCCGATGTTGTTGGTTCCGGCAGGTAACGTCGCAAGGCCGACGGTCCCGATCGTGTTCGTGCCGGCGGGCAACGGGGGCATCGAAGCGACGTCGACCGTGCCGATGTTGACGCCGATGTTCGCGGCGAGTCGGCCTATGACGGCGTTGCCGGTCTGGAGTGCGACCTTCAAAATGTCGACCGCGACCGCACCCGCGAGCGTCGCAAGGAACCCCCGGCTTTCGCCGATGTCGGCCTCAACTGTGCCAGGCAACTTCGCGATGTCGCGGGCTATGACGTGCTCGTCCGCCTCGACGCGCGACTTGAGCGCGATGGGGCCATTCACCGGATCTGTGTAGTTCACGGTCATGACGTCACGCCCCGTCTCGGATCAGCCGGCTTAGCAATGCGGTGGCCGCGGCCTCGGTGTCGCACCAGAAGCGTGGCTCGTGGCGGCTTGGTCATAGGACTCCTCCGCGAAAAACCTTGTCCCCGACGGCGCCGCCCAAACCCCATAGTTGATCGCCAAGGATTACCAAGCGCCTGAGGATTTCGTTGGTGGCAAAGCCCATCATCCACCCCGGCGCTTCCGAAGCGACGACGGCGTCCTTGGCAACGTGGTAGGCGCAAATTTCAGAACCACCAGAGCCGACGCTGGCCGCGATGGCATAGCAATACGGGCCGACGACTAGTTGGTTGCCAGTAAACTCCGACATTAGCAACGTGTTGACGCTAGCCCAAGTAACACCATCAGAACTCGCAGCCGCTAATATGTTGTAGACGGCTACAAACCCGATCGTCGGATGGTATCCGATAGCCGGACGGGTGCCTGCTACTCCGGGATGGTACGAGACGGTCCATGTCGCACCGTTATCCAAAGAGGTGCCGATCTCCGAGCCGACGCCGGTGGGATCTGTGCCGTCAGAGATCACGCAAACGGCGCCAGCACCGAAGGCCACGTCCTGAACGTCTGGAGTGAACGCGAACGGACTCGTACGAGTTGTCCAGGTGGTACCGTTGCTAGAGGATAGAATCAGATTATCGACACCGACAGCGACGCAATGCCCGGCGCCGTCAGTGGCGATCGCCAAGAGCGCATTGCCGCCGGTGCGAGCGCGCGTCCAGACGTCACCGTGCGTGCTGGTTTGAATTTCACCTGTAGCCCCAACCGCGATGAAAAGCTGTAACCCAGCGTCGTAAACGACGTCGTTGAAAACGCCCGTGAAACCCGCGGCTACGTTCGCGGAGCGATCAACGAATGCGCCGGAGCTGGTCGAAGTCCATATCTTGCCGCTGGCGCCGACGACGACTACCACTGATGTCCTGGCCGACGGCGTCCCCCCGCTGCTCCGTCGCGGTCGAAGCGCTATCCCGTTCAGCTGCACGCCGGCTCCCGTTGCGGCGGCGAGGGATAGACCGGCGAATGCAGTCTTCACGCCTTGGCGTAGGAGCGCGGCGCCGAGCTGCGACTTGTCAGCCTGCAGAAGGGCAAAGCCCGCCCCCGTGATCGCGTTTGCGATTTCGTTGCTGACGTCCGCGATCGCTTGGAAGACCCAGTTGAATGTGCCGGCCGGCGGCTCCTCGCCGTTGGCCCAACCGGCCGCGGCCTTCGCCGCCGGAGGTTCGATCGCCCCGGGATACCCGGCTGGCGGCGTGCTGGCCCACTCGGGAAGCTTCAGCTCCATTAGAGCACCACCACGATGCTTCCGGCGCCACTCGACAGCGGCACGACCGGTAAGAAGCCCATGGCGCGGCCGTCGCTGATCGCAGAGAGCCGACCGCGGCCAAACCCGCGGTCGCTATCAAAGAGCGAATCGCCGCTGACCGAGAAACGAAACGTTCTCGAAGTATCGTACCAGTGGAAGAACGCTTGGACGCCGGCGGCCTTGGCCAACACGATCAGCTTCGCGATCTCCACGCCGTCGGCACCGATGATCGGCCCCATCGCGTGCAGCGTGAATGCCGCCGGGTAGTGGTCCTCAATGCGGATCGGGACCTGGCATAGCTTGGCGGCGAGTGCGATCAGCTGCCCCGCCAGGCCCGAGCTCTGATTGACCAGAACGCGCGCGGCAATCCACAGCCGATATTGCTCGTCGGTGCGGCCATCTCGCGGCTGGCCCACGACTTTGCCGAGCAGGTCGAGCACAGCGCCCTCGGCAGTGGCGGGCGAGCGCTTGGTGAGCAAGTCCCAGAAGGCCAGCTCGAGCGCCTGCACCTCGGCCGTCCACGCAGCGAGCAGGGCTGAGATCCTTGGCTGGCGGTAGCGATCGGTGAGAAGCGCTACGGCATCGGCCTCGTGCGTCAAGATCAGGTTCACGACGCAACCTCCGTCACCGCAATGTCGTCTGGCAGGATGGTCGCCAACTGCCGGCTCGCGATCGGAATCGACGACAGGCCCGCGTCGGGATCGGTGATGGCGGTGAGCGACAGCCCGACGCGCGCGTTGAGCACGCCTGGCACCTCGAGCGCGACGCACACCATTCGGCCTGAATAGACGCTGGTGCCAACATCCAGATAGGCAGGGTTGAGCTTGTCGGTGGTGGCTGCTTGAAGTGCGAGCGCAAGCGCTTCGGCGCCCACGTACTCGGGACCGGTCACCACCTCGATGGCGAGAAACACCGCAACCTCGTCGGGGCGGCTGAAGTAGATCGGGTAGGTCGTGCCCTGGTCGTCGATCACCATGACGGGTGGCTCGGTGCCGTGCGTCTGGATGCCGCCGACTTTGTTCACCGCGATGCTCTCGCCGATCGCCTGCGCGTCGCCGCCCCGCACGATCGCTTCGATCGAGTGCGGCGGTAGGCCATCGCTGGTCGTTACGTCGGTCACATTTTCGAGCACGGCGACGGCCAGCACATCGGGCACCCGCGACAGGTCTGCGCGGATGCCGCTCACGGTGCCGCCTCCCGGTGCGGCGAGTTCATTGAGGCGCCGGATTCGGTAGGCGGCGTCGGTCTCCACGAACGAACCAAGCGCCGCGTCGTCCGGGTTGGTGATGGAGTTCCAGCCAGCAATGAACGTCTCGATGACGTTGAGCGTGGTCGCGTTCGCGACGACCGGGCCGAACTCTTGGGACTCAAACAGCACTTCAACATCCGCGGGGGCGCCGCCCGCGTTGAGCATGGGCTCGACGTTGACGAACCGCGCGACGGAGTTGCCCTGCACGCTCGCGACCGCCGCGCCGGCGGCGATGGTGGTGGCCGCCGAGAGGTTGACGGTGGCGGTGACCGTGCTCTTCTTTGCGCCGCGCCGCAGGGTGTTGGTGAGGCTGTAGAGCGCATCCTGCTGCACGCCGCTGGCCATGTCGGGGTCAAGCGCATCGTAGAGTTCTTGGCCGGTCTCCCAGAGCTCGACGCACTTGCTTGCGAAGATTCCGTTGAGCTGGCCAATCACGCTGAATGGACTCGTGTCAATGTCGGGCCCGAGATCTGCCCGCTGGCGAGTCACCACGTCGGCGAGCACATCCTCGAGGCTCTTGGGAACAAAGCCCTCCGGGGTGAGGCCGAAGCTCATGACGAGCCCCCGATCGTCTCGGACAGTCCAAGCGACGCGTCTTGCCCGGTGCTGAGCAGCGCCTCGGCCGTGACGGTCAACGTGCGGGTCGTGCGGTCTAGGGCAAGCCGCAGATCACGCACGTCCGCAACACCCGGCACCGCGCGCGTCGCCGTCGCGAAGATCGCGCGCACCACGGCCGGGCTGACGCCCTTCTCGAGGATGTCGTGCTGGTAGTCGATGCCAAGCGAGCGATCGTTGAACCACTCGCCGCGAAACATCGTGATGTGAAACGCCCAGAGCTGCGCCACTGCTTCGGCGCCTTCGCACAGGCGAGCGGCGCCACCCTGCAAGTCCAGGTCACCAGTCGCAGGGTCGAGCGCCAGGTCCGACACGAGCCGCTGGTATGCGGGGACTTCTGCCGGGTCAAGCGCCGGGTCAAGCACCGGGTCAAGCGCCTGCGCTAGGCCCAGGGCACGGCCGCGCCGCCCGTCCCGGGCACAGCCGTCCCGGTGGTCATCCAGGCGTGGATCGCATCGGCCATGGCCTGGGCGGCGTCCGAGTGCGTCTTCGGAAACGGCGGCGTGAATAGCGTGGCAAAGCCGACCGCGGCGCTCGGGGGCGTGGCGATGAACGCGGGTGCCATGCCCTCGCCCAGCGCGCCCCCGAACGTGGTGAATGCCGTCTCCATGGCGGGCGCTGCGCCGGTGGTGCCGAAGGCGCTCGTCAGCGCCGTCTGTAGCGCCGCCTTGGCTGCGACGAGCGTGGCCGGTTTCACCTGAGGGGGCGTGAGCCCGGCGGCATAGGCGCCGATGGCATCCGCCCACGCTTTGGCGCACAGCGCGACCGTGGCGGCCGGCGAGCTCGCCGCGGTTTCTAGAGCGGTTTTGAGCGCGGCCTTGTTGAGCGCCATGCCCGCGCCTACCCGTTCAGCTTGTGCTTGCTCGACAGGATCGAGTCGAGCCCGGGGGCGTTGATCGGGGTGCCCGACGGGCCCATGGCGGTGGGTACGGTAAGCGCGGACAACCAGGTCTTGAGCATGTCGCCGAGCACCATCGGGTGAACTGCGAGCTGGCCGCCGATCAGCACCTGCCCCGCCGGGGTGACGTGGATCTGAGCGGCGGTGGTGGCGCCGGCGACACCGATCACGAGGTTCTGCGCGTGCACGCCTTGCAGCAGCGCCGAGCGGGGCGCTGGTCCGCACGGCAGGGCCACGGCGCCCTCGAGGGCGTGCGTCCCTATGTCCCCGGGCGTGATAGCCCGCTGGCTGCCTTTGCGCGCGGTCTGAAGCCACTGGTCTAGCGACCGCTCGGCGAACACCAGCAGCACGAAGTCGCCGGGTGCGAGTGGCACAGAAACAAAGAACCCGCCGCCCTGCGTGTACCCGACCGGGACCATGGGGATCACCGGCAGGGTCTCGTCGATCATGGCGCCATCCTCGTTTGGGGCGCGTCGCTGGAGACTGGGCTGCACGTCGACAAACTGTCGCCCGTGCTCGCCGGCATGCACGCGCAGCACCTCGGCCGGCATGGCGGTGTGGACGTCGGCCAGCGCGGCCTCCATCGCCGCGCGCTGAATGTCCAGGTCCGAGGGTGTGACGCTCATCGCTTGCGTTCCTCATCGCGCAGCTCGAGATCGACGTACCAGTCGCGCCCGGCGGTGTCGCCCACGTGCTTGGTGGTCTCGGCGCGATAGATTCCGGTAACGTGCTCGCTCGTGATCTGAATGCGCCGGCCGGGGAAGAGGTCCGGAATCATCAGGCAGCGCGCCTCGGTGATCCCTTTGTTGCCGGGCTCGGGCGAGTCGATGAGTCCCGTGTCCGGGGTGAGCTCGATGCCGAGCTCCTGGAGCGGCTTGCCCTGCTCAAGAAACTGCAGCTCATCGTCCTGGATGCTCCACTCCAAGCCGCAGCTGCGCGCGAGGCGGTCGAGCTCCCGCTCGATCGCGCCGGCCAGCGCATAGCCGTTGAAAAAGCTCGAGCTCTGCGTGCCCTGGATCTTGGCGCCGACGGTCTTGGCGGCGGTATTGCCGAGGCGCACGCCCATGGCCTTGGCGGCCGCGGTGAGCACCTCCTGCACCGTCGCGCCCGGTGCAAAGCTTTTGAGGATACGGCGCTTGCGGGCGCGCCGGCCGCTGTCGCTGGTGATCGTGGTGATCCAGTCGGCGCCGTCGCGCGTGCTCAGCACGTCACGCAAGTCACCACGAAAGAGCAGCGAGGTGCCGTCGACGTAGCCCGCCTCGAGCGAGACGAACACCTTCTCGAGCTCCTGCAAGCGCTTGCGGTGGTCGGCGTTGAGGTTCCAGACGCGGATCTCGGCGCTGTTGGGCGTCTGCGGGGACAGCGACTTGACGATTTCAAAGGCCACATCGAGCTCGCTGATCACGTACTCGTCAACCTGGACGCGCACCTTGCGACCAAAGAGCGTCGTCACGACAGCGCCTCGATATAGTGCAGACAGTACCGCCACCCGAACTCCATGTATGTCGCGTTGCCGTCGCGCGCCTGGCCGTCGAGTAAATACAGCTCGCCCGGCGGTCGCTCGGGGTGCAGGTTGCGGCGCAGCAACGGGAAGCGCGTCACCAGGCGCACGCCCATCGCGATCGGCGTCCCGTCGAGCGTGGAGAGATCCATGTGCCAGCAGGCGCCCCGCGCGTTCCACCGGAACCGAAAGGTGTAGGTGACGCCGTCGAGTTCCGACTGCTGCGTCGCGTCGGGGTAACTCTCAACTGGAATGAGTCGTATGCCCATCGTCAGAACCCAAGTAGCTTCTTGATGTCGTCCCTCGTGAGCGTCGAGAGCTTCTCGAGCAGGCTCTGCTTTTCGACGTCGCCGGGCGCGACCAGTCCAGCCGGCGGCGGCGCGACCGGCTGGGTGGACTGCTTGCCGCGCGATTTGCGTGGCTTGGCGCGCGCGTCCACCGGATCGGGGAGCTTGGCCGTCTGGCTGCTGACGACGCGCAGCACCCGCCCGGAGGCCGCGAAGTTCAGGCGCCCCTTGCCCGCTTCGCCCGTGCGCTCGATGTGCAGGCCGGTGAGCGCCACGTTCTGATAGGTCGCAAGGCCGGTGACGACAGTGACCAGAGCGCGGCGCTCGAATATCGATACGAGCGCGGCATGCACGGCGGTGACCCGATCGAACGGCTCGGTGAAGTGCAGCACGCTGGCCGAGAACACGCGTTTACTGCGCACGTCGATCTTGATCGCGCCGAGCACCGCGGCCGCTTGGGCAGCGCCCGGCACGAGCCCGATCGCGCCAAGCGACGGCTCGCCCTCGATCTCGATAGGGCTCGGACTGACGAGCGTTGTCCCGGCGTGCGACTTGGGAAGCTCGACGGGGTGATTGGTGACCACGCCCTCGATGTCAATCGTGGCGGGCATGGGCCGGATGTGATCGGCCACGTCCACGCCGGTTTCCACGGGATGCTCGGTCACCTCGGCGGTGAGGGCGTGCCCCTCCCGGACCGAGACATCGATCCAGATGTCGCCGATCTCGACGTGCCGGATCGCCACTTCAGCCGCTCCCTGGGCGCGCCAGCGCGGCGTTGCTCTTGCGACGCTCGGCTGCCAGGGCATCGAGCACGGCGCGGCGAACCTCGGCGGGATTGCCGCCACTCACGTTGACCGTGACGTTGGTGTTGCCCGACTGCACGACCACTGGCGGAGTGGTGGCGCTGGGCGCTGGCGTTGGGGCGCTCACCATTGGCGAGGCCCCAATAGCAGAGGGGGTCGCTCGACCGGACTGGATCTCTTCAACCGGCGCGCCGTAGCCTCGCCCAAGCGCACGCCCAGCCTTCGTCGCGTTGCGTTCTGCGGTGATGTCGGCGGCCTTCTCTTTGAGCCCCTGCTCCCGAGCCTGCTTGGGAGTCATGAGCCCCGCTCCGACACCTCGACCGACAGTGCGCTCGCTTGAGGACAGCACCCGCTGCTGGCCATGCGCGGCGCCACCGATGCCGGGCAGCTGGGAGAAGAAGTCGGCGATCGCGGTCCCGAGGCGGGCGTAGAGGTTGTACAAGCGCTCGCCGACAAGCTCGAGCTCGCCGAACCAACCGATCTGATCTTGCAAGCGTGATGGGTCCGCATCGGTCCACAGGTTGCGCCACGATTCGGCCAGGATGTCGACGCCTGCTGCGTGATTGCGGACGATTTCGTCGACAGTGCCGAGGCCACCGACGGCTTCGATGTAGTCGCCGATGACACTCTTGCCGCCCCTGAACATGTTCCAGAGCTCGTCGATGATGAAAATCAGCGCGATCGCCGCGGCCGCCGGCACAACGAACGGGGCGAGCATGCTCGCCCCGAGCGCGACCGCAGCGGCGCCGAGCACCACCATGGCGCTCTGGAGCACGCTCGTGCCCTTCGTCCACTCCTTGAACAGCGCCACCGCTTTGGATGCGCCCGCCACCATGCGCTCGAGCGTGGGCATGACCGCAACACCCATCTCGGTGCCGAGATCGCGCAGGGACCCCTTGAGCGCCTTGCTCGAGTTGGCAAAGCCGCCCGCGGTGCGGGCCGCGTCGCCCTGCGCGGACTTGGTGCGCGCGAGGATGAATTGGTACCGGAGCTCGGTTTTCTCAGCGACGTTCATCGCGGTGAGCTTCTTGTTGATGCCCTGCGTATGGGCGTACTCCTGGAGCGTGGCGTCCTGCATCACGATGCCGAAGCGCTTGAGCGGCTCGGACTCGCCAGAAATCCCCGACCGCAGCGCGGCGAGCGCGTCTTCATCGGTCGCGTTGAAGAAGCTCCCGAGGTCCACCGCGAGCGTGGACAGCGTCGTGCTCATCGCCTGCGCCTTGGCTCTGTTCTGCACCATCGGGTCGAGTATCGCGCCAAGCCCGCCGGCAAACTCCTGGAGCTGAAAGCGCGACCGCCCAAGCGCTGACGATGCCGTCTCCGACCAGCTCTTGACCTGCGCCCCACCCTGCGCCCCGAACACCTGCTCAAGAACGTTGCCCGTCTCGTTGGCGTCGGAAGCAAGCTGGACGACCGTTCGGAGCACCTGCCCGATTCCGGCGGCTGCAACCAGCTTGCCGAGTGCACCGCCGAACGCAGAGGCCCCGCTCGTAGCGACCGCCATGCCCGCCCGGGCGCCGGCCGCAGCTTTGCCCGTCGCGACAAACTTCCCGCCCGTATCGCGCATGCGACCGCCCGCAGAGGTTGCCGCCGCGCCGACGACGCCAAGCCGCTTGCTTGTCGCGGCCAGCTGCGTTTGCACCTGAGCGATCCCGCGCTCGGCGGCCTGAAACCCGGTCTTGTCGACCTCGAAGCCCAGGCGCGCGACGATCTCGCGCAGCACCGTCATGACCGACTCCGGGCGGCCAGGTGCTCGAGCTCGTCATACATGTCCAGCACCTCGTGGGCCTCATACAGGTCGTCGATCGACCAGGCGGTTTGGATTTCTACGAGGCTGGAACGGTACCTCGTGCTTGTGGCGACGCGGTGGATGTCCCAGTCGACGCATTCGGGGACGGCGATGCTGACAGCGCGTTCTGGATCCGCCCGAACAGGCCGGGGCCGCCGCTCGATCCGCCGAAAAAACTGGCGTAGTTCACCTCCAGGCAGAACCTCGCCCAGAGCAGCATCTCGTCGTACCTGCCGGCGAAGTGCGCGTCGAACATGTCCGACAAACGTGGCTCCCGATCGCCCATCACGACGACGGTCTGCTTGGCGAAGTCGTCGAGCACCGCGCCCACCTCAGCCTCGTTCAGGCGTTCGGCCAGCTCGAAGATGCCCTGGCTCAACCCCGCCGCGAGGGCCGCCTCGACCTCCGTGTGTTTGCCTTGCGCGAGGCTGCTGAGCGTGGCGCCGAGACTCGGCCCGGCCAACTTGAGCAGGCGGACGAGCAGCCCCCGCCCCTGCTTGGCGCCGAACTGCGTGACGCGGTAGGTGTGCTCGCCGATGCGCCTGTCGCGGGCTTCGATCGCCATGAGGCTACCGCCCGCCGAAGAAGCTGCCGCGCGCGTCGGCGAGGCGAATCTTCCATTCAAGGACCTGCACGGCCTTGCCGGCTTTGTACGCCGGAAAGCCGGTGATCCATGCGCGCTCCGAGAGCACCAATAAGCGACCCTCTTTGTCGCGTGCGTTGAACACGCCGGCCCCGGCGCCGTTGGGCAAGCTGAGATCAGTCTGCAGCATGGAACTCAGGCGATCGTTGGCGCTGGCCGTGTTGGCGTAGCGCAGCGTCACGAACGCTTTGAAATTGTTGGTGGCGTACCGCGAGACCTCGCCATCGGCGCCGGTGAAGTCGAGAAACTGGGCATCGTCCCACTCGAGGCTGAAGACCTCATCATCGGCGTAGCCGCCCTCGTCGAGCGGGATCGCGTTGAGGCTGATGGCGAGGTCGTTGATATTCCAGTCCTTGAATCCCATAGCAACCTCCCCTACAGAGCCGTGCGGACGGTGCCGTTGATGAGCACCTTGTGCACCGCGCCCTGCAGCACGAAGCTGAATTTCACGTCGGGCAGGACGCGCGCGGTGCGATCGTTGGGGTTGATCTCGGCGACCTTCGGCACGGTCACCGAGTAAGGCGAGTCGCCGTCGATCAGCGTCGCGCTAATGCCCTCGAGGATCTGCCCGAGCACTTGGGCGCGGACGAGTTCGATGCCCTTGTCGGTGTAGGCCACCTTGTCGTTGTTGGCGAGCAGCGCCACGATGCGCTCGCTGGTGCGCGCGTCGAACCAATCGATGCCGTGCGTGATGTCGATGTAACGCCCGCTCGCCGCGCGCCCGTCAAGCGTGAAGCCAATCCCCTTGACGTCGACGTAGTAGTTGACGTTCTTCTCCTTGAGAACGCCGCGATCGGTGTCGCTGAGCGGCGACTTATCCGCGCCCGCGAGGCTCTTGTTGGCCCACGTCGCAGAGCCCGGCGCCTTGGGCAGCATGCGCCCCGCCCATGCGGCCGCGGCGCACTGAGCAGGCTTGTTGTGGTAGAGCACCACCGTCCGGCTATAGCCAGCGGTTTGCAGGGCGCTGCCGACGTCATCGGTGACCGAGCCGCTCTTGATCTCCGAGTCGCTGGGATTGACGAACAGGATCACGCGCTGCGCCTCGGCCCATGCGGCGGCGGCGAGGATGACTGCCTCGCTGCTGCCGTCCAGGAGCAGGCCGTACCAGTCGGCGTCATAGCCGCGGATGGCGGCAAGATCGGTCGCGATGCCCGTCGCCGAGTCGGCGGTCGTGTCCTCAATGGCGAGGTTCGGCGAGAGGTTCTCGTAGCGATGGACGACGCCCGGCACGTCGCTCGTCACAGTGACAGCGGTTGGGCCATCGGCCGCGGTCAGGCCCGGCACGTCGTCGATGCCCGCAGCCAATGCGGCGGTGATCTCGACCAGGGTGGGCGTCGCGCCCGCGGTGACGCTCACCGCCACGCCGTCGACGTCGAGCTTGAAGACCTCGCCCGCAGTCGGCGCGCTCGGGGTGAGGCTGACGATCTGCGTGGTGACGCCCGTGCACTTGCCGACCTTGTACTGCGGCGGACACGGCTTCTGGGACTTGAGCGCCAGCGCCGTGCGGTAGATCGGATGGGTGGTCGGCATATTCATCGGCGCGAGCGTCATCTCGTCGGCGTCCGAGAAGGTCCGCACCAGTTCGGGCCAGTACGTGTGATAGCCCGCGATGAGCGGAGTGCCGAAGCCTTCCTGCGAGACGGCGGCATCCTTGATCTCGATCGTTACGTTGACGACTTCCGACACGCTGCTCATGGCGTACGCCTCCTAGGGAATGGCATGGTCGGCGACGATGATGGGGTCGAGATCCTCGGGGTCTCGCTTCACGGTGCCCCCCCACACGACGCTCTCGATGGTCCCGACGGGAACATCGACCTGGGCGCTCACCCAGTTGAACGCTACATCCAGCGACGCCACCGACTCCTCGCGTTGGTCGTAGGTGCGGCCGAGGTCCACGAGTGCAACGCTCTCGCGCAGCCCCACCCCGAGCCCCCGGAATGTCGCTTGCGACGACGGGAAATACAGCCGCCCCCGCACGAGCTCGAGCAGCGCATAGGCACGGTAGGCCGGGCGCTGATCGCGCGAGATGATCTTGCAGTTGAGCGTCATGCGGCGATTGCCGACCACCTCGACCGCGAGGTCCGCGCCCGCGACGGTGCGGCGCACCTCGTCGGTGCCGGGCTCGGCTGATTGCCCAAGGAGCGTGAGCTCGGCCATGGGGTAGTTGCGCATGCCCACCGGCTCGCCCGCCCACGCGATGTCATTGATGGCCACGCCGCTGACGTCAGCGAACCATGCCCTGAGCCCGTCGTGAAGGAGCTGCCAATCCATCAGCCGCCCTCGACGCGGTGGGTGATGGAGCCGCGCAGTTGCCCGGTGTCGACGAGCGGCGTGCTCGACTTCTTGCGCGCGATCGTCGAGTCCGCGTTGCGCGGTGCGATCCGGTCGGCGATCCGCTGCTTGATGAGACCCGTGCCTTGCTGCCCGAGCAGCTCGAGCGCCTGGCGCGTCATGAACTTGCCCATCAGAACGCCCTGTCCCAGCGCTGACGCGGTGCGCTGTAGCTTGGGGGCGTACTCGTCGATGGTGGCGCGAATGAAGCTGCGCTGTGGAATCACGATCTCGCTACCGTGACGCGTCCTGATCACAGCACCGAACTCGTGCACCACCGCAAGGTCGGCCACCGTCATGCGGGCGGCTTTGTGGTGCGCGGCCGCGGCTTGCTGCCCCTGCACGCCCACGAGCGTGAACGCGCCGCCCGTCGACAGCTTCAGCACGCGCTCCTTGAGGGCGTCCCAGCCCGCGTCCTTGTCGGTGACTTTGAGGGTCGCGCCGCTCATCACACGACCATGGCCGCAACGATGGAGTGCTGTAGCTCGTTGAAGCGGCGCTCGTACAGGGTGGTGGCGCCGTCGGGTTCTTTCCTCGGGTCCAGGCGGGCGAACTCGCCGTTGGGCGAACACGCGAGCAGGTGACATGCCTGGTACTTCACGGCCTGGTCGTAGGCGGTTCCCCACGTGCCCGCGTACAGTTGCCCGTACGCGTCGGAGAGCTTGGCGGACACGAGCGCGTCGCTGGTGTTGGCGAACTCGGGAAACTCCGCTTTGATCTGCTCGACAGTCACCACAGCCCCTTATCCCTTGTCTCGAGATCTGGGTACGCTCGGGAAATGGTGCTCACCGCCTCGACGTGACGACGCGGTGGGCTCGCTGGGGGCGGGGGGCTCAGTGGGCGCAGTGGGCTCGGTGGGCGCGCCCGCTGCCGAACCTGGTTCGCCGCTGGAACCTTCCCGGACCTCGATTTCCTTTCGGTCGAGCCAGCCCTTTACAGTCGGCGTCTTGAGCGCGGCAGCCAAGCGCTTGATGCCGTTTGCGTCGGCCTCGTCCAGGGTCACGGTCACGCCGGAGGCGCCCTCCATCGTGGGCGGTAGCGTGATGAGTTCCCCGCCCGTGAGGCCGAGATGCTTGACGTGCGCGGTCCTGTTCCGGATGGTGAATACGCGCTTGGACATAGTTAGATCCCATCCATGTACACGGCGCCCAGGGGGTACTCGAATGCGACGCCGCCGATGCGCCCGACGGAGTTGACCTCGAAGCTCAGGTTCTTGCTTTGCGGCGGGAGCTCCTGCTGCTCGAGCGGGATCTCCAGGTGGACCACCGAAGGGTTACGCGGGTACATGGCCGCGCGGGGGTTGCCGCTGTCGACAGTGGCGGCGAAGTGCCACCAGTCCACATTGCGCACGGTCTCGGACTTCTCGAGAAACACCTTCAGGATTGTATCCTTGGGGTCTGCGGGCGC